ATATAAGAAATTTGGAGTTATCATTTATTAAACAACTATTAATAAACACTTTAATTCAGATAAACTAATATCAATGTAAATCATTCGTAAAACCGAAGGCAATAAATGTCATTTTTAAACTGAATTGCTATGCAAATATAGATAATAGAATTATATAATGAAAGTAAAGTAGATTATAATAAGAAAGGCAGCTCATTCGGCCGCCTTTTTCAATTCTTCCAGTTTCTCTCTAAATCTCCGGAACATGTCAATCGTCGGGTAAAACGTCGGATTCTCCCAGTTCTTTGAGATCATCTGGATCATCTCCTCTATATGACTTTTGCAGTCTATTACTTTGATGCATTTATCCAAGACCAGTCCGCCTTCCGGGTAGGTCTTGTTATTTAGGGTATCCTGCGCCCATGAGAGCAACTCTCTGATTGATTCTTGGTCGTATTTATTATCTTCTGCCATCTTATTGAGTTATTACTAGCTTTATATTCAAAAAGTCCAAGATCTTTTCAATCTTTTCTTGTCCTAAATTCGTTTTTCCGTTAAGAAACAAGGACATGGTACTCTTTGTTACTTCTACATGCTCCGCAAGATCCTTTGATTTGACATTTCGGAGCTTCATTGCTTCTTTGACTGTTTCCCGTATCATCATTCCATTTTCCAATTAACTTGATCTTCGATTGCTTGGTCTAAAGTAAAGTCACATTTAGGATATTCAGCCCCCCCTAGGCCTGTGCGGAGATCAACAAACCAGCTTTCTTCATTCTCACTGATGATTGCATTTTCAAATCCTTCCACTGTTTTTTCAATGATTGTTTTCATAATTTTTTATTTAATAAATATCATTTTAAAATTTTAGGCATGCCATCAAGTATCACTGCCATCTGTCCATCTTCCGTTATCCAGTCATAATCTTCAATTTCCTCTGCGGAGTGTGGGCATCCTCCCTGCCAATCCCTTAAATGGAACAATGTTCCGTCGTCATATATAATAGCTGAAGCCTCCAGACAGTCATTAAATTTATAGATATACATTTTAGCTCCATCTAATTTTATCCCATTGATAACTGATACTTCGCAATTATCATCTGACAATGAGCTGATTCTTTCTTCAACTTCAGAGATTGTATCGTTGCTTTTTTCAGTTTCAACTTCTTCGTTTTCCTCAACAGCTTCCTCTTCGATGATTTCAAATACGACTTTGCTGTGATATCTATTAACAATCTTACAACCCCAATAGGTAACATTCATAAAATGATCCATGAATTCATTGTAGGATTCCATTGAGTCAAATTCCTTTTCCCAAACCTTATCTTCTTTGTTCCAAACAAAACCGCAATCTCTTAAATCGTCTTTTGAATCGTAAGTGTTTCTTGTAGCTTTAACAGTTATCATAATCTTTATTTTTAGTTGTTAATACTTTGTTTCTTATTTTGATGTTACAAAGATACGAATAGTTTTTGTAATATCAAACTTTTAAGAGGAAAATGTTTCGACTGTATCAAACTTTAACAGTTAGACATAAAAAATCCCCGGTTACATAACCAGGGACAAACACAAAGATATAACTCTTGCAATAATCGCAAGAGGAATCAGCCAGTACAAACACCTTTCTAGGCGTTCCATAGCATCACCAACAGGAGCCGGCAGAAATCCGAGTGATACCGGTCGTCGGCCTGTGAAATCAAATCATCTATGTAGTCTTTTTCTCTCATTTTCGCCTGTTACATATATTTCTAACAAAATGCCCCTTAATATCTTCGACATAAGTTTTTCCTGCAATGTTCACACAAGAAGTTCTTCGCTATTGGGAACATCTTCTGACCTACCTCGCCGGAAAGATATTGGGCTTCCTCCCCATAGGGATCAATATTGAACACCTGTGAGATATGCCGGCACAAGTGCCCTTTTTCGTGGTCCCATGAGTTTTGGAACTCTCCCGGGGAAGAAGTGAGAGCAATTACCATAACAGTCTCACGGTCCTCAAAGTCCGAATAAGTAAGACCGGTATTGAGAGCCCCGGAAGAGAGGTTTCTGTACGCTTGTTTGAAATCCTCCCCTCTACAACCGATACGGTGAAGTTCGCACAGAATCTCACTGGTCCAGTAAGTCGTTACGGCATAATACACCCTAACTCTCCAATCATATTTCGGTATGTAGAAATCCTGAACTATCATAATCAGAGCATATCATCCCATATTATAGGTGTGCCGCTTCCGATGCAATCTGCATAGAAACGGGTAAAAGGAAGTCCGTCATATCCGTCTGGATCATCTATATAATCCTTCACAAATAACGCCAGATGGGCTTCATCCATGATGGAACTCTTATAATAATCAGCTTTCGCCATATTGGCTACATATACGCAATCGTACCCGGCGTCTTTCTCCAGTTTAATTCCGTATTTCTTCAGAAGCTCCTCCACCTCTTCCTTTTTGATCGGAACGAGCTTTTCCTCCTGCTTGGTAGTCTTGTTCTCAACCTCCATTTTAGAAACAGCCCATTCACACATCTTCTTAGAGAAGTGCCAACCGTATAATGACAGATAATTTTTCATTGCCGGCGGCATCTTGTCATACGTATCTAGTCTTTGTTCCATAATTAATTGCTTTTTAGAATAAGAGGGGATTTCTCCCCTCATACGATTAATAGAACTCACCGTTTGAGCGTCTGCGTCTGCGCTCTCCCATATCTCCGTACATAGGGGATTCAGGGAAATAGCCAGGCATACGACGTTCGTTCATGCCGTCACCGTCATAACGTCCATTATCACGGAATCCCATTCCACCGCCACGCATTTCACTCATAGCCTTTTCATAACCATGACGGCAGCCTTCACGATAGGCTTCTTCAACCTCGTTTCTTCCTCTCATTCCGAAGTCACGATCATATCCATCATGCTCTTCTCTAATTGTCCACATTCCCATATTATTTACTGTTTTTAGATGTCTCCTTTGTTCCAAGCTGTTCCATCAGTCGTTTATTCATTTCCATAAGGTCCGCCATATTCTTGCTCATTTCGGACATTTGACCTTTTAATGATGCTATTTCCTGCTCCTGTCTTTGCTTTTCAGCAAATTCCGGGTTAAGAACGGTTAGCATCTTGTCGCAGCCGGCAATCACGCTTTGATGAAAATCTATGCTGTTCAGAATATCAATGCTTTTCTGTTTCATAGATGTGACTTCCGAGTTCATTGCATCACGGGAACAGGATAATACAATATTACCGTTCTGTCCAAAATCCGCAATGTCTCCTCCTGCCGGAAGATTCTGAAAGGTTGTGTTTTGTCCGTTTATGTTAATTACAATATCCACAACCATTTCCGTCTGGGGAATTTGACCAATAGGAGTAGGCATAGGGTACTTGGGTTTCGGGGCCGAAACACTTACTACTGATCCTACTTCAATATAAGGATGCGAATCCTTATGAAGAATATACAACTGATTATTTGCTCTTAACGATTGAAACATAGTGATTGATTTTATAGGGCTACCGCATTACACGATAGCCCGTATTTTTACTTGCTTTTTGCTGCTACCGCTTCCGAAGTTGAAGCCGTCGGAGTAGTCGGTCTATATCCTCCATTTACCAGATACAATTCGTTTGTATACTTGTTATAATGGATTTCATAGATACCTGTACCAGCTAGGTTAGCGACTGTTACAGGCTCGTTGTTATAAGCCATCAACGGTCTTGTGTCCCCGTTGGTCCCTATCAGTATCGGAAGTGTTGCAGTCGTACCAGCAGGGATCGCCTGACGAAGATTGACATAGAACCCTCCGACATAATCTCTGTTGCGGAATGCATGATTGGGAAGTTCCAATGTCACATTCTCCGTGCCGACCGTTACACCTACTGTCGGAAGGGTGTTGTTATTATTCCTTCCGAGTGTCGGAAACAGAAAGGGAAATCCTGTAAAAAAGTTAGGCCACATAGCTATCTCCTTTCTTACCGGATCAACCCCAGTAGTTATTACAACCGCATCCGCCACGTCCGTATGCTGCGTCACCGGCATAAGCACCGAAAGCAGCCGCACGGTAAGTATCCATGTTTACACCAACAATGTTAGGGTATTGAACCGGAACCGTGTTGGGTAACTTGCATTTGATTCCATCAACATCGCTTTGCAATGCTTGTAATCCGGCTGCAAGAGGAGCAATCTGTTGACCTACTGCGTTCAAAATTGTTGCATTCTGATTGCGTTGGGAGATTTCTGCAGTAAGAGTTGCCTTTTCCGCAGTAAGAGATGCAATCTTATCCTGCAATGCCTGATTCTGGATTGCATCCAACTTGGCAAGGATAGCATTAGTGTTGGCAGTAGCACCGTCACGTAACGACAATGCGTTCTGGTTTGCAGTATTAACCAATGTATTAGTCTGGTTGCACATCGCAAGCTGGCTCTCATATCCTTGTGTGGTTACAAGCTGTTTCATGTCGCAGCAACAGCTACAGATTTGAGATGTCAGAGCGTTGTTGCCCTGCATGATTGCAGTAAGGATGCTGTTGGTGTTCTGACCCATTTGGTTACCAAGCCCACAGATTGCCTGTGATACGGAGTTAATACCGGCAAGGATTTGATCGGAAGAAGTGTTCACGGCTTGTGCCAGTGATGCAATGTCGACACCGTTTCGGTTAAGTGTCTGCATAATCATCTCCCTCCCTTCGTTCGCTCCCTGATTATTATTGCCGCCAAAGCCGAAATTGCCATTTCCGAAAATAGCAGCAATCACAATAAGCGCAATGATGTCTTGAAAACCACCATTGTTACCAAAGAAGCCACCGTTGCCATTGCCGCCTCCAAGCAGCCCCATCAGGTAACCGGTGTCAACTCCTCTGTTTTGCAAAGACGGAAGAATAGAAGCAAGCAGACCGTTTCCTGAAGCCGCTCCACCGTCCTGGTTAAAAACGTACGTTCTTTCCATAGAGATTTATACTTTTTTATTACGGTCAATATCAACCGCATCACAAAAGTATATAATAGGGACCGCATAAATCAGAGCTCATTTTCAAGCGATTTGCGAATATTTTGCAGATATATTGCAATCATTTTGTTTGCCAGTTTACGGCTTTCAAAAGTAGATATAAGATAACGGATACTAGCGGATGTCTTGTGAAGCAAAGTCGCTATTTGTTCAGGATATAGCCCGTATTCAGTGAGGAAGAATACTACAATAGAACGGGCGTCAACAACTTCAGTAACTTTACTTGATGAAAGGATCAATTCAGTAGAAACTTCAGTTTCTTTTCCAACAATATTTAGAATCTCGGCAAAAATCTCTGACTTACACATAGTAATTTAATTTTTTGTTGTACTTTTGCCTTTGCCAATCGTACTCAGTACCAAATAAACAAAAGCATATATAGGAATGTTAAGGATATTATACCCCCGACACTACCTATGTATGCTTTTGGTATGCTAAAAAGTTCGATTGGCGTCAACTTTCAGTGTTGGGGGTTCTTTTTTTACTCTATCCCCCAAAAGAGTTACATTTGTTATGATAACCGGCCTTCTACTTTACCGGATAACTTAGTGCTTAATAATCAATTAATGTCTCATTTTGTCCTCCTTTCTTAATAAACCTTTTTCCAATGGAAATTGTTATATAAATACAACTTAAACTTTTCATACCGGAAACGGTCTGTGAAGATAGTGCCGGTATTACCACATAAATAAATTATAACTTACTCCACCACCGACATACAATCCACCGGGATAGCCGTATCCAAATTGCAGGCCAAGGCCCCAGCGTTTTTGCTTCGGTTTAAGAGTGATGATTTCCTTTTCTCCGTAGACTTCCATGAAATCAAGGCTTGGCTTATAGCCGCTAACCACTGCACGGTAATTATCAGTCTTATACTCCTTGCTTGTAATCGGTATAATCACCGGAACCGAATCACCGTCTACGGTCCTGTCGGTAGTGGTATCTATCAGGATCGGTAAATATACCGTATCGGTACGCTTTAAGGTTTCCTTTACCGGTTTGGGAATGGTGTCCCTTATCGTATCCCGGATACGTACAGTATCTCCCTTAATGTACACCGTTGATGGATCGTGTGGATTACAACGCATCCACACGACCACGCATACAAGCAGGCAGACTAATATCCAAGGAAGAGATTTCATATGATACTTTCACTTGATGACCAATCCGGACCCGACAACAACACATTCAGATCATCACCTTCATAGGTAGGATAAGGATAGACCGGTTCCTGCGGAGTCTCTTCTTCGTCCAGTAACGGTAAGGTCATAACAGACGGGAAAAGAGTTTCGTAATGAACCAGTTTCATGATCACCTGAGTACCGTCTACGCTCTTGCGTGGGGTCAGGTGCAGTTCGTCGAGGACCTCTTGCGGTATCTCGTTCAGTTTCGCTGTGGGGAATACAATGTATTTCATAATTGCTTTTTATAACAAGTCAGTTAATATTGAGTTATTTTAAGTAGTTGACTTACGTATTAAATAACGACTCCAGATTCAAAGACATCCTTAAAGTTCATAATCCTAATACCCGAATTGACAGCATAGTCAATTACTTCCTCTAATGACTCAAGGCTGCAATACATCCCCGTTTCTCCATCTTCAATCCTATGATATACCAAAATAAGCCATGCCCCAGAAGCTACAGACCTGTCAATAAGCTGTTTAATCTTGTCTGTACTTGATGACGTGATATTACTGTACGCTCTTATTCGATACAAATCATACGGGGGATAGGTTTCCATCGGTATATAATTCTGGATTGTTCGGCATGCCTTAAAGAATCTTTTCGCAATGTTGACAACTCGATCAGAGTGGAATCCATTTGGATATGCCATATAGTCTCCCTTTCCAAGTCCGTTATCAATAAGTATTTGTTTCGTTTGCTGCATATACGTAGCCAATTCATCATCGTCTAACATATCATCAAATGATGATACTCCGTGACACTGTATATCAGCGTTATATTTATCAACAACCTCTCTAAATCCATTTAAGTTAAGGAATTCGCTATCATCGCCATAGCTAAAAGTATCCTTTATTGCAAAGATAGTTCCGCTCAATCCTCTTTCTGCGAGAGCCTTCATAGCAAGAGCTTGTGACTTATAGCCGTCGTCAAATGTAAATGTCACAATACCTTTTTTCAGTCTATTTGACTTAATTCCTACATACTGTACATTAAAATCGCAATTAACTCCACTGATAGATATTCTGTCGATACTCTCTAGATTGACAGATTTTCCATTTTTATACCAATACGCAAGTGATGGTATTGTGTATTCACGCCATGTGCCATATACAGTGTTGACGTTTGCCCGCATCAATTCATAAACATAGTAATTGTTTGGCTCTGTGTTGTTATATATCTTAACCTCTACGCTTTTTTCGCTTGATGCAATGCTATTTATCATCATCTTTAACGATAAAACATTGTCAACAAGGTTAATAGGATTTATCTTAAACACAACATTTCCGTTGTTTATATGCAACGAATGATTCCAAAGCAGTTTGTTTGTTGCGTCAATTTCTCCGTTTGACAATTCATACGAATCGCTATGCTGGCAATCGTTTACTATCGTCGTATTTACGTGAGAAAATGGAGTGCAACATATATTAATATCTAAATTTGAAACTTCTTCTTCTAACTTTTCAATCTTGTCGTTTATCTTATCTGTTAAATTGTTGACAAGCGAAATTGAAACTGTGCATGTTTCAGCAGAAATAACAACACCTCTTGTGTCGTTTGCGCTAAAAAGAATATATCCGTCAAATTCTGAAATATATTCGTATTCTGATAATATATCAATTGTATTCTTCAACGTAGTCGCATTGGTGAGATTCTCGCTGTCGAATATTCTTGCTCCCATTTTTGTTGTACCAGAAGGAACAATGTTTATTTTTTCTCCTACAGAAATTTTCAATGGGCCACATACAACATTATACCTGCTATCCTTGATACCGGTTCCATACTCATACACTCCATTATAGAAATCCTTACCAGTAATCCTCCGCGTTCCGTCCACTTTGAGGCTTAACTCCTCAAAATTCCCATCTATCCCCTGCGCAATGACTCCCCACTTTTGCTCGGAGTCTTTTGCTATATCAAATATCTTTTCCATATTATTCGTTTTTAATTAATGTTTCATTACTTATTAAAGTCTCGTTATTCAGCATTGTCAAGTAGCTGGAGATAACTATGTTGATCTTCTGAGGAGACTTGGTGACCTTTCCGGTTACTTCATAGACACCGTTATCCACAGAGATGGATATGTCGCTGATGGCGTTAGATGATACGCCTATTAGTTTATCAGATGCATTTGACAAGGTTATGGTGATAGTTACCGTGCTACCTTCGGTTACATACACTCCCGGATTAACTGAGTAGGAGATTGAAGAGTAAGGGATGTTACTCTTTACAATCGGTCTGAACTCAATCATATCCGGATATAGCGTTCCTGCCTTGTACTTTCTCAGTTGGCGTTCCAACAGGAACTCGGAGAGACTGTAGGGGAAGAGCATGAGAGACCATAATGCAAGTTTAGAGAAACGAGCATCACCGTCTCTAATCGTTCCTAGCCACATGGAGTCACCATCAACACCGGAACCAGATACTATAGTCTCCCCGTTATAACTATATTTAGTTTGATAAGTAAATGATTCTTCGTTCAACTTATCGTTACTCATCAACGAGTTAATTGTGCCAAAAGAAAAGGTGCTAGAGCGAGAAGGATTTCGATTAAACGTCTGTTCTAAAATAAAAGCACCGTTATTACCAACTTTATATTTAGAAACAATAGAGCCAGTTTCAGTACTTGTTACAGAATCACCATATAACCATTTACGAAGAGCCACTACCGTATAGTCCTTCAAAACAGGGAGACCGGTTACCTTGCCGAAGTCGTTGATTCCGTCTAGGCTGAGAGCGTGTTCGATGGTGGGGAGGACTTCGATGGTAACATTTACATTTTTTACTACATCAGGAATATTAGCTGATTTTCTAATAAAACTTAATCCTATGTAAGAATTAGTTTCAGTTAAACTTCCGTCACTAGCAAACGATTTAGGCAATTCATAAATTCCATCAGAAGTAATATCAGTAACATTCCTAACTTCTACATCTGATGATTTTAAATAATAATAAGCTAAGTAAAATTTATCATAGTCTAATCCAGTTACTTTAAGTTTAAAAGATGGTATATCTTTATTATAACTAGTTAACTCTCCATTCCTTTTTATATAACTATAAAATAAAGAACTACTAATTTTAATTTGTGTAATATTATACTTATTAGCACTACTAGTATAAATATAATATTTATCATCCTCTTTACTACCTTGAGCATTCCAAGTCTTATTAACACCGAAAATTACAGGATAACTATTGATACCACTTTCTCCTTCCCAGCCGATATTGTTTAACTGGATGTTGTGACCTCCTACAAAGTCGATCAACTGATCGTTGAACTCTGCGTGGTTCTCGTTAGTGATGCCCTGCTTCTTGATGTTGTAGTATAATTGAGGCTTGATGATCTGTCCTGGACGGTCCAAGTTGAAATAGGAGATGATCTGATTGATTTCGTCGGTGGTCAGGACTTTGTTGGCGATGAAGCCTCCGGCGTAAGCGATCTGAGATAATTCTCTGTAACTTCCATTAAGATACCAACCCTGTACAAAAAATTTAGAATCAATATTTGCATTAATATTGTTGTATCTAAGGGTATAATCAGCTTTATCTCCTAATATTGAATTAATAATAGTAGCACTACCTTCTTTTACCGTATATCCATATATTCCTGTTTTACCATTGCTTACATCTTTCCCTACTGCGATAGAAACACCATAAGAATCAGCTTTAGTTCTAATTACATTAGTATAATTATTGGTATTTGGAGTTGATATCTGATGAATAATACTCACCACCGTAATCTCATTGCTACCCTCCAACATCTCAGAGACGGGCTTGACGGACTCGATTATGTCGTCTACTCCGTCTGTACATAGCCAGCCTTCGAAGTCGGGGAGTTGCTCGATAGTAACAGAACCGCCGGCGGATGTTGAGAATCCAATATTAATAGGTTTTGTGCCATTAAATAATGTATTCTTAGATTCAGGCAAATCATACACTCCATCAGAAGTAATAGCAATTGAAGTTCTGATAGCCGTATTGGTCTCACTAACATAAAAGTATCTTAATCCGCTAGTTAAATTAGTAACTTTTATTTTAAAAGCAGGAGTATCCGGATAACTAGAAGAATCTTCAATGGTTTTATAGATAATCATATGACCTATAATGCCATGATTTGTAGCAGATAGTTTATTATGTGTTCTAACAACTTCTACAGAGGCAGGAACAGTTTGATAAGTAGTAAAATCAGTTCCATACAGCCCATATCCACTGCCCTCTGCAAATCCGAAGTTCAGCAGGCGCATGTCGTTCCCGTTGCCGGACAAGTCCTTCAAGATTGCCCGGTCGGGGTCGTCGTTGGACTTGCCCCAGGTGGAGATGGCCATCTTGACGTGCTTGAGCAAGTCGGGGTCGATGTAGGGACGGGCGGAACCGGAAGAAGCTCCCGGAACTCCTAAGCGTATCGCATTCATGCGAATAGGATCAAGCCCTATCGCATCAAGCTTAATTGGATTTAATCCTATTGCGTCCATTATTCTTCCGATTCAAAGATAGAAGCCTTTACCGGTTCCGTTTCACATTCGATTTTAAGATACTGTCCGGGGATACAACCGACAACCGGACAAGCAAACACTTTTGTATAGCCTCTACTCGGCAGTGGAGAGTAATTCTGCCCGTCATAGCTTATATACACCCAAAGTTTACCGCCTTTTTCAAATGTAATCTGCAATCCTACTTCCGCAGAATTTACCTGAACGGCATCGCTTACATAATTCTTCTCACCCTTTGTGAAGGTTATAACTGTTGATTTCATGATTGTTCCTCCTCTTATTATGATTCAAATTTGATATCGTTAACTCTGTTCAACCATCCGCGTTTGAACTTGTTGTTTGCGGGACGCTTCCGGCAGATATCTTCTATAAAATCGAAGCGGGCAATCTTGATACGATCGAATAACTCGCGTGGATTCTTAGAATTAACTGCCGCTATAGTTTTTGGTCCGACAATTCCGTCCGGCATTACACCAACCAATTCCTGCGGAATCTTGATACCATGAATACCGGAGGCCCATATCCAATCAACTAAAATATTAGCGACCGACTGAGACTTGATCTCGTCTGCCTTCCATCTATCCCAGTACATAGTTTTCAATATCTCTGTCCATTCCTCCTTGGAAAGATTCTTTAGTCTCTCTATAGTCGGTTTAGGATAGCCTTTCTTTCTACAATACGCCTCATAGGTAGCGATTGTTACACCCATATTAGTAGCACCTCCCAAATCATCCGGATCATTAACGAAACCGCCTTCCCATTTTAGAATAAACGGTGCCAATTTCTTCACATCTGCCATATATGTTTCCTCCTATAAAATTAATGTTAATACTCCCAACGCCAAACCTCCGCAATCACAGATAATATCCTTGATGGAAAACTCGCTTTTCTTACAATACTTGTCGTATATTTCCTTCAGAATAAAGATCGCAACGGTTATAGCGACCGCTAACCATAGCGGAATATATTTTGATAGCCACATAACCAAATTCTGGCATACTATAATGTGGACCATGCCGTCTATGCCTATCATGGATAGAAGCTTGCCGGCTAGTGCGCTGATTTTATTTATCATATTCATTTTCTATTTTATAATTTATTACTTTTGCAAAAAATGATACACCTATGGATATTTCAGAATTAATAAAAAGCTATAACGCTGAACAAAAGAATGTATTTACAGGATTTTGCATACAACTGCCACTATGCTTTTCTATTTTGTATTTATATATACCAGAGTTTAAATCTCTCGATGTATATTTGCAAATCATATTTACGGCAACTTCTTCTATATTATCCATTTACTTTTCTTTTATATGGTTATGTCTATGTTCTTCTATATCAAAAAGAAGATACAAACTAGAAGCCTTTATACTAATTCTTCCCATATTAGTGACATCGTCTAAATTACTTATATCTCCTTCAGATTACATCCTAGGATATGAACATGCTTTAACTACGTTTCTTCAAGCTTCTGCGATTCTTTACACTCCTTTTGCCATTTTTGGGCTTATTCTCCGCAAATGCATAGAGTATGATAAAAAGCAAAAAGGGAAGAACATAAATAATAGTGTATAAATTCATACTTACTTCTCCTTTTCTATAATCTCCTTCACATCTTCTTTATCAACCTTGAACACCTTCTTTCCAAAGACTCCCAAAGCTCCAATTACATTTATATTGATCCCCTTTGGTTTCAATATATTGCCGACAATCGAACATCCTTCGATGAAGCATACCAATAAGCAGGAATATACATCAATAGGATATTCACTATGACTTGCTACAGTGATCATGCAGACCATGCAGACAAAAGCAAAATAAGTAACCATCTTTCCCATAGTCGCACGAATTGCACGAGAGAATCTGACTTTTTCACCCATTAGCATACTTTTTCTGACACCGAAGAGAAGGTCGCACAGGATTACCGCGCATGATACAATCAGCCACGGAATCATATTCTGCAATGACTCGGAAACAAATGCGGTAGCGATTGCCGCAAATCCGCCTGTAGTTGTATGTACTATAGCTTCTTTCATAGCAAACAAGTCAAATAAACGGTTAGCAATGAAATTAACTCAATCCAGAACATCGATTTGCATGCCGTCAGGTCCCATATAAGGTTTCCTGACCAATTCTTGATTACAAACGTTATTGCGTAAATCAGAAATGCAGCCCATAGCAGCAGCCAGTACCACGAATTGCATCCTACCCATATCTGGGAGAATACAAGCGACATCACCGCGCCGGCTATATGAGCTTTCTTGTGCGCTCCTCTAAAATTCGGGGATACTCCCAACACGATCATTCCGACTACAGAAAGAAAGATCAGGAACTGACTGTTTTCTGTACTTGCATCCAATGCGGCCGGAAGCAACAGCAAAGACGGGAGAATCATGCATATACCGAACCAATACCTGTTACTCAGAATGTAATAGGTATCGGAAATAGAATAAGGGATACCCTTTGTCTTGTAAATCATCACACCAACATAAGATGCGAAAACCAATAATGATAGTAGTGTCAAAATCATAGTTTTATCTGTTTATAATGAAAACTCTAGTTTATTCGGATAACCGGTCTTGTAGTTGTAAGACTCGACTTCCTCTCCCGTCTGCAATCCCCGAACTACAGCAATATGCTGCTGCGTCACATTATAGCAATCAAGAGCGTATAACTCTAATGAGTTCAGCATAAGGAGAGCACTTGAAACAGGTATCGTATACTTTACCGCATCAAACCATAAAACGGTATCCAGTCTTCCGGCCTGCTTCTCAATATTGATTGAATTAACAAGACCTACGCGGTCCTCTTTGGTAAGCCACATTCTCTTTCCGGAGAGAGTGAATGAATTCACAGCGTCTGACTTGTCATAAGCATTAATATCCGCTATCTTCATCTCTTTTAGTTCATCAAGGGTATACTCATGATCAACCAATACGGGATAGCCGCTTTCGTTCTCCCTTATTTCCTTTCCGGATGACTGACCGTCCAGCAACTCCTGCCAGTATTCTTCCGTTATCTCTACTGAACCTTCTTGTGGCTCATCGTAGAATCCTTGTTTCCAATATTTTGCCATAATATTATTTATTTCCAACGCCCAACGGCTATCCAATAAAAAGGATTAGTTCCCGCGCCAGTACCATTACTATCCCCAACGGTATATCTACTACGTATTCTAAAAAGGTTTGTACCTACCGATATTATAAAACCAGTAACAACATTCATACCGCTGCCCGGTTCGTAGTAGGTAATCACAGGAACATAACTGGTATTATAAAATGATAGTGGTAAATACACATAGGTGTCGTTGCTTGAGCTTGACTTGTATCCCCACTGAATCAATAAACCATTATTAAACTTAGCATATCCGTTCATGCCCAAGGATAGAGTCATAGCGTTAGACAAGTCTGCCTTTGCCAAGTTGGGAATCATGTTCAGTAATTCTACAACTCTATCTCCTGTAAATCCGCTATTATAATCACTCATGCAAACTCTTTTTTAATCACATTAAACGTACTTCCATCCGACAGCAAGAAACGTCCTTCAGCAACAGCAAATGCCTGTCTCTTGCCTATCTGGGAGATGGTAGTGGAGACAGATGCCTGTACTCCACTATTAGTTGTCCTAAACACAACAGTCTGCTCCCTGTCGAGTCCTTCGTTGGCAACATCGCTTGACACGCTTGCGGTTCCATTTGAACCGGGAGTGATAACGATGTTGCCTTCTCCTTCTTTCCAAGGAATCTGCATGCTCATTATGCGGCAGTCCAAGATGTGTTAGACGTAACATTGACGGATACAGCAGATCCACTCTGAGGAATAGTAATTTCCGTCGGAGAAACAGACAATGTAGCATCACCGGCAGCCTGTTTGATAGCAATCTGAGCCGCTTGTCCGCCATTGGCCGTTACCTTTAAGGTTCTAACGACCTCTTCGATAGTATCGTTTTTAGGAAACTCCAACTCGATAGAGAAAGGAAATTCCGCAGTAGCTCCCGGGTCACCGGTAATAGTAGCCGCATTGTTAATCTGCGTTCCATTCGCGCTATACTTTGCAGGCAAGGTAACATCTGTTACGCTTCCCGCCCACGCAAACGTCAATTTCGAAGAGTTTGTTTTACCCTCGACGGTCACTGTTCCTGCTGTTTTAGGAGCAGACATCTCAGAACCATTATCAAAGGAAGCAAACTCAGACTTCGGTGACTGAGTTACCTTATAGGTCGAAGGAGTGGATACACCGACACCGGTCACCGTTACTGTTCCTGTACGAGCAGTACGCCCAGTGTGAGCGTCTGCGCTATTTGCAATTGTCCCGTTACCTGATCCGGTAGACGGATTTAATTTTAACCAACTAGGTTTTGCCATAATACAAAATTTAAATAAAACAAATCAATTAACTATATCATTCTTCCTGCACAGCATGCCATACCACATTGGACAACACATCGACGTTATCCTCAAAGTTGTTCGAAGGCATCAGCCATATGTAATCAGGGTCAACTTTTAGATAAGCCTGTTTACCAACATCACAGACAACCCCTATCGACACCTTCATGCCCGTTGCCGAAGCGGAAACCTTCATCTCATCAGCTTTGGCCGAGACATTTCCAATGCCCTTGACAGCCTCGATATGTACAGATATGCATCCCATTTTACACTGTCTTTATACCGGTATTCATCTTATCTACCTCTACTCTTGTTCCGCCTTCATAGTCGGAGTCAGGAAGGTAAGCCGTAGTCTCCAGCCAGATTTCCCCCGATCCGATAATCTTAGTGTCAACATAGCAGCTGTAGCTGTTCTCATTAATGCGTACCATCTGAGACTTCTCTATCACCTGTGAGGCGGAGAAGACAAAGAAGCGGCATTGGAAGTCCACATCATCCATTGTCAGCCCCGAAGGGAGGTCGATGGAGATTGCCAACTTGATTATTGTACCTTTTGCTCGCATATATATTATCTTGATTCTTTGTTGTTATACATTGAACAAAACTCAACTACTTGGAGAAGTAAAGTTTAAACCACCAGTATTAGGAGCGTCTTTTCCACTATACACGTTGAGCATAAATAAGAATAAATTAATATCGTTATAATAGACTCGCATGCTAGTACTTGATGTATAAACTCGATCTACAAACCATATACCCAGTGTTGCACTTGTTCCTTGAGTGTTTAAAATAGGCTCAATCATGGCAAAATTATCACTATGACCGACTACGTAATATTTTAATTTAGAACCGTTCCAATGAGCGATCAACCTTATAAATGACCCTTCCGATCTCATATAGCACGTCCTAATTTCTACACCTTTGTAGTGTATACCTGTAGCTGAGTAATTAGTATCTCCTCCACCTTCCCTATAAATATTTGCGCTACCATCAAATGATCGGGAAGCAGTACTTACAATTGTGAATTCAACTCCATCAAACTTCTTATCATTAGGCAAACGCAAGGAAGAAGTTCCGCTAAATAATATGTTCACTTTACTGTAAGCAACCTTGTCGGGATCTACTGAAGTACCATTAGCTTGTATAGGAGTATTGGTCGCAAATCCATATACATGTCCCCCATTCGAATATTGATCCCCTGTTTTAAGATTGAATGCCAGATTAGGTTTAAAATTCCCACCCTGCGGATTTTCCTGATTAAATTCTTGATAATTGGAGGTTGGATTCCCATCAGCATCTATTCCTTGTTGAGAGAACATAAAGTCTCCTTTGAATATAGCCTGTGAAAGATGTGCAAAATCTTTCATTGTAATTGAATCTGCCACCACACTACCCTGAAACTCATACTCTTCGGATATTGGGTCAAGTTTAAATACAATATTTCCACCCACAAGAGCAAAGATTCCCGTTCTTTTCTCTCCATCGACTGTAATACAATCTCTTCCTAATGCAATACCGGTCAGTTTCCCACTGCTATCCTTGGTTCCAGAAAATATCTTAGGTGAAATAAGGTATTCTCCACCTATTTCTGTTTTATTATTGTTCCAATCTTCTACCCAGGGAAGGAGATTTGCATCCTCTCCCGGTTCACCGTCCTTCCCGTAATGACCAAAGAGACGATAGTTCTTATATTCTCCCCACTTTCCACCCTGTAGAGTACGTTCACAAGTATACTCATAAGGATAAGTTTCCGATGCTCCACGAGGATTATCCACCCACCAGAGCACATCTTCCCAGTATGCTTCATTGGTCGGAGCAATCCCCGAATGCGCCTGAATAGCTACCTTGTATACATTATTGTATTTTACTATGTTACCTGCCGAATAGAATTTTGAGCTACTGTATTCAGGAGCATCACCAATGTATTCGTTAACATATTCGTTGGATGCCGGAAGGTCAATAACATTACGCTTAGACTTTGCAAGCAGGTAAACCTGCTCCTCGGTCTTGGAGTCCGTTGGGAATATGACAGGTTCGCTCCAGGAAGGAGTTGTTTTACTATCAATCACTGCAGTGGAATACCAGCAGGTCGTTGGATCGAGCATACGGAACTTGACTCTGTCCTCGTTGCTGCTTCCACTGCCGTCTTTCGTATATACAATCTCAACAAAGTGACTGCCAGCTGTAGGCACCGCAATATCCACCACCGCGTTAGTCACTCCGCTTCCCTCCCAGGCATGTTCGTTGTCCATGCGATAGGACGTATCAAGGGCTTCTACGATACCCTTGTCGTAGTTCTGCTCGGATGATACATCAATCTCTATATGTATCATCTGATTAGCTCTTCTTGTCGTAAATGACACCCTTTGCTTGTATGTCGAGGAATGAGATGTAGGAGATGGAGAGACATAGTAATCACCGTCTTTTGTAAAGTTACCCGAATACGAGAAGGTAATATCCTCCCGATCCGGAGAAAGGGACCATCCTGCCGGATTTGTACCGGTAGGCGTAGCAGGCTTTCCGAAAGCATACTTATACCGTAGCTCCGTATATTTCCCCGGTAATCCCTTGAATCGTATAGGATCACCCCATGTGCCGGAAGAAGCGCTTGAAGCGACCTTCTGAGAAATCCAGACAACATCTTTTGTTGCGTTAGTGTGCCATCCTCCGCTTGTTCCGCTTCCGGTCGGACGGGATGGTTCATCTTCGCTGTCATGGTATGTAATGAAAACACTCAGGCCATCCGTGCCGTCAGTACCATCTGTTCCGTCCTGACCGTCCGCAACCATCAACTCCCAAGCGGTGCCGTTATAGATATAGACGATACCATTACTGGTATTGCGATAAGCCCAGTTTTTTTGAGGATTGGCAGGAGCGCTTGATAAATCCCCTTTCCACGTAATACTGAGCCCGTCTTTACCATCTTCACCATTTATACCGTCAAGCCCCTTCTTCCCGTCTGAGACAACAGCAATCGTTTCGCGGTCGATCAGTACTACTCCCGATGTTTCATTGTAAAGCCGGAACTGTATCTTATCTGTTATCCCGGAGACGGATATTTGCTTATCCGGAGTATAGCTAGTCGCATTCCCTGAGTCTATAATATAATCCATTGAGTAGCCAACCGGCAGAGAGGATACGACAGTAGAAGCTCCGTCGGTCTTCATTACCCGGCAGGATATATTCGAGACATCACTGTTCCCGTCAGCATCTCTCTTTATGATATTGGTCGATGGCTGAAGCGAGTAAATGACCGCGTTCTGACCATTTGTTCCGTCGGTCCCATTCTCTCCATTCTCCCCCGGCTTCACTTTGTTTATCGATAAATGCAGGGTACGTTCATATTGAGAACCTTTGTATGTTACCCGTCCCGTTATGGGTATACGAATTACATCAGCCACCGTAGCAGTAATAGCTGTAACCTTAACTATCCCCGTGCTACGATCAGCCGTTGCTGTCACGCCTGTAATGCTACCTACAGAAAGAGAATCAAGAGGAAGCTCGGTTGTTCCGTAGAACATAGAGAATGTTGTTGTGATGGGCAAACCGAATACCACTGTCCCGTCCAGAGAGCAAGCTACAGACTGCATTTCATCGTCAAGATCAGCAGAAATACTTCCTTCGCCGTCAAGACCATTCTTTCCATCCTCAGTCATCACATACCATGCGCCATCCTGGTATACGTAGCATTTCTTGTCGGTAGTATTACGATACCAGTATCCGTTCTGAGGATTTGCCGGAGCAGAAGAGAATTCCCCCATAAAAATGAGGCTTGTACCGTCTTTACCGTCAGTACCCGGTTTACCATCCGTACCGGGCTGTCCATCTTTACCCGGTTCGCCCTTGAGATTCTCCTTTGCTTCCTCGTCCAGATTAGACCAGCTAAGGGTAACGCCGGAACCTAATGTAACCTTATTGTTCTGAGGATTATAAACAATATTACCTTTCCCTATATTTACAGTACCATCAGGATATAAACCATAGATAAGAGCGCCATTTTCATCTACAGCTTTTATCATTCCGTTTATACTGTAAAATCCTTTAAGCCCCTCAGTTCCCGGTATATCCCCACCTACGCGGATTTTAATCTTATTGGTCCAATCTTTTGAGTCAATATCAAACATGACGTCAATCGCAGGCTGGCCATTCTCATCTGCATGCAGATAAATAGCAGACTGCCTGTCCTTATTTTGAGAATTCCCAAACTGAACAAGATCATCTCCCGCTTTAGGAGGATTAAGGACGTTTCCCGAATCATCCAGATTGAATTCTGATAAAGGAATATGAAGAGTTTTCGTTGACAGATCAACAGACTCAATTTCCACATGATACATTCTCAAATCAGTGCCGGAAAATGTTTGGCAACGTATAAAATCATGGGCGACAAGGCTTACATCCTCATCTTCCAGTTCTATTAAGTATTCCGTTCCATCATCGGATATACGAGCGGATTTAACCTTCCCCTGTCCCTGGCTGATAGTTTGCGCCCCCATTATGGAGCGAATTTTACTTATCAGTAATTCAAATACTGTGAACTGACCGCGAACGAGCAATGCGTCTATCTCCAGCTTCCATTTGCCCTTGATATACTCCCACAGCTTCCATCCATGACCGGCAAATCCGGACACGAAGTCTTCGACGTATTCCTTTACGCCGTTCGACAACTTACGTCCTGTCGATTTCACAGAACAAAGAAATCCGTAGAACTTACCGTTACTTAGTATTGCCATATTCTAATTCTTCAATTAACGAATCTTCTGTTTCTTCTATCAATTCTCCGCCACGCACTACAAGACCACCGTTAGCACTTAATAGGAAATCGGTACCATCCGGTTGATCCTTTCGTATATATTTTTTCTCTAGTGCTTCACCATCTCCGCCAATTTCTTTTACGTTTCCTTTATCAGTTACAATAATGATTTTAGGATCTTCATCTCTGTTATGTATATATACTTCCCCTTGATTCAATCCTTCTAAATGCCTTGCTTCAGAAGGTGCCAACGGAGGATATACCGGATTGCCATCCTTGTCTATCTCACTTCCATACCATAACTCTTTTGTTACCTTCTTCTTCATTACACTTCAATTTTATCAGTATTTACAAAAGCTAATTGGGAAGAATCATACTGTAACATCTCCCCCTCCTTGGGATTGTTTATATTAAATCCAACGAGATTAATCGCCGACGAACCACCGGGTATACCGCCTAATCCAGAAAGATCATTCTCTCTCTTTTCCAATAAAACCGAACTCCAGAACATTTGGCTATCCTCAGATATTTGAGTCACTTCAGGAACAGAATTTCCCGAACGCACATAAGCAACACCATTTACATAAAAGTCAGAAAGGCATAAAACCTTATTTATAAACTGAATGAACCAATAAGGAATGCCAGAAGAATTGCCACATGACAACGCGAACGTATCATACGGAACTGAATATAATTCTATAATTTCCTGCTTTTGGTTTCGGAATTGCTCATTCTCAACTTTTGCAGAATAACCGTTCGGTTTGAATCCTCCCTCTATTCTGAATTCAAAAAACAACTGATCTTCACCAGGCCAGAAGATATTGTCAAAAGGAGAATTATTATCTTTGTGAGAGCATCTAATAAGACATGTCTCATCCAAAATGAGGCTATCAGAACAGATTGAGAAGGGCTCGCTAACAGCATAGAAATTGCCAGAAGCATCCGCTACCTCAAGTACATATACAGCATCATGAAGTCCTGTTATTGCGGAATAATACATTTTTATCGTATCATTCACCTGATATTCAGAAAAAGAAACGGGTATTTGATTGCCTGATACTAAATTGCGTAAATAAGCCGTAACAGAATGGCTGGGATCATTCGAAAATACCTGGACTAGAATGTTGTCATTTGCATGAAAACGCTGAATATAGTCTATATCCTGCTGAAATTTGTTCTTTAATGGAGAAAAGAACAATGGACAGATGTCACCGATTTTAATCATATGGTCTTTTCGTTCTTTTATGGGTTAAGTGCCACTTGACACTGCAATGCAAATATACTAATTATTATAACAATTACAATAACTTATCAGCTTTTTATCTCTTTCACAATTAGAGAGTATCTTACCGATTCGGTCTTTCCGACATTAATCTTCATCTCTTTAATATACCCGTGTACGGCCTCTCCATTATAATCAAGAGAGATTAATCCAGATAAATTTGAAGGAATATCCACTTCACTTGTCTCAACGTCTACTTCTCCTACCGTAAACAAGCGATTATCTATAGGAAAATCATCGGTTTCTTTTATTCCCGCAATTGAGACATTGCTATTACCATCAGAAGAAGTAAACTTAAGCATATTTGTGCATGCGCCTATATACGCCTTATTTGCTTCCAGCATAAAACGAGGCGAATATTCTACGTTAAACATTGTATCAGGACTGATCAGGCCCAGCAACTGACTAGGGCTGTACGGACGGTCTAATAACAGATTACCATTCTCTGCCGAAGTTGCATATTGACAACCTACGATAAAAACATCATTATCGCTATCATTATCGGTGGTATCTTCCCCTCGCTTTTGAACCAAAAACTCTATTCCATACGCGTCCGCCCGGTAAGGACTGATGAAAGAAAGAGTATTATCCGTCAGTTTTAATCCTGTTGAGAATTCATTTGTAAACCGAAACTCATCACGTCCATTGATACTGTCATAATCCTGCTTATCATATCCAACTTTTACGGAAGTGTTGACAAGAGAGGAATTGACGCTATATTCATAATCGTTTATCTGATCTGAAAGGTCTTTTACGACATAATTGTCAAACAATGCATATCTATGAATAAAAGTAACGTTGTTCCCTTCTATAACCAGAACATAGCCAAACTCAGCCTCCATAAACTCACAAAATTTCTTGAAGGAAGTGTATAGCTTTGCATTAGGAAGATTTCTTGCACTTTCTGCCGGCATTATAAAACACGAAGAGAGTCGACTCCGGGTAATTCCACCAGGTACATAATTGTATATATCTACGCTATAATCACTGCTATCTGTCATGCTTTCAAGGAGCTTTTCTGCAACAGTGGTCAAAAGAAGGACATCTATATTGACAGGATTGATACGGGATTGGAAATTTACAGATAAAGAGAAGCCTCTCAGATAAGTAGTCCATGTCATTGCCACAGGTCTTACTGAATTGTTTAATTCCAGTTCCATCCTGACAGTATCTCCTTTATGAAGAACTGAAGTTATATTTTCATTAACAAAAGTAGGGAAGTTCCCGGCTATATGTTGAGCCCTCATTTTCTGTTCGAGTGTTCCGTCAGCCCTTTGTATATATAATACAATCTGCGAAGATACAGTTCCATTGCTGGTGCTTCCAATCACATAAAACGAAAATGACAGTTTTATTGTGATATTAATATCAGAAAGCGCTTCTGCAAAGGGCTGCACACCCCCATCACTCGAAAACGGCTCATCTGTAAAGACTAATGGAGAATTCAGCTTCGGGAGTTCACTATTATCTAGTATATACAAAGGAAAGCCCAATACAATAGGCTTCCCCTCTCCCCCCGGAAGAAGAGGTCCATAATGTTCGATATACTGAAGGTTAGCATCATCTTCTACAGTTGTTCCTCCTGACACGTATTTAGCTTCATACTGGAATTTCAGACCGTCATAATAAAGAGATTGAGGCTTTAATTCAGACACCAGATACTCATACTGAATATTTCTCTTAGCTTTAATAATAGCGGCCAGCGTATCATCAATTGCGTTAATAGAGATTGTATATCCATCATCCGAATAAGAGGAAAAATCTAAAGCGCACTGAAATACCTTATCCCAGTTCCAGCTATTGTTTCTTTTATAAAAAGCTATACCGGCACTGGAAGAAAGGTAATTCTTTGAATATTCTTCCTTCAACAAATTATAAGACCGGTTTACAAACTCAAATTTAGTGCTAAAAGAACGAAGTACTCCGTCATAATCACTTCTTTTATAAGCAAGTTCAAAATCATCCCAGTTCTTGAGATCATCCGTTGCTTCGTAGGATATTCCATTTATTAAAATCTGACATCTAAAGTACATAGCTACTTGCGTTTTATTGATTTTACATCGTCACACATACGCTTAACCATAAAGGCATATTCTTTTGCCGTAATCTCATTCTTGCGGATCTGCATTCCAAAATGAGCCATGACCATAACTCTTTCCCTGGCAAAGTAATTTTTATCCATTTTGAAAGATTGCTCTTCCGTCTTTTTGCTGTTATAGCTCTCTATCAGATAACGACTCTGCGACATTATAGCCGATATCCGCTTTCTAATTTTTTCATGTTCAGACGGGAATAGCTGATATCCAAAGGATCTTAAGATATTAACCACTTCATCCCATTCTCCCCGATTTGCCATCAGTTCCGCAATCCTCATACATTCAACTTTTATATGAAGATTGATCAGATTACTCTTTTTCAAGATTTCACTAGAAACAGAAGCTCCGCCTACAATTTCGATATATTCAGATATGAGCATTGAGGACTGTGATTCCAGTTCTTCCTCTGAATGATTGCCGTCTATTATGAGTTTTCTCTTTTCTCCTAAAAAGACGTCAATAAAGATATCCAGGGGAATTTTGTCTAAATCATTGTATAGCATTATGGGTATTTTAATGTGAGAGGTACATATTAAAAATATCGATATGATAGATATTGACTTGACCATAGTTGGCATCAAATATCTTTTTCACATCATATCCATGTTCGAAAGACAAGGCTTTCAATGCCTGCCAATTTATTTTTCTCCAGTTTAAACCATTCTCTTTTGCGTATCGTTTAATAGAGAACCACTCTTTAGATTCATCCAGTTGTTCTTGTTTCTGTTCCAGCAAGGCTTTTGTATGCTTATTTTCCATTTGAAGCCTCTCTTTCTCTTCTTCCGCCTGAATGACCATAAGCGCAAGATCTTTACGAGAAAGCTCATGTTTATGCTCTTCACAGGCTATGAAGTACTTTCGAGCTTGTTTGCCGCGTTCGTTATTCTCAATCATAGACAATTCCTTTGCCATGCTGATTGAAATAGCATAATCAATTGACGGGCGCCCACCTTTTGGGTTTTCGCCAAAATTGTTGAAAACCTGATAGTCCTGATTTTCAATAAAATCATAGGCTTTAATCCTATCTTTAATCCAATTGGAAAAATCTCTCTTGCTTTCAAGAAAAGCATGTAGGTCACGTGCGTTAACGGCTCTTTTGCCATTGCTTTCTCTGATAGGAATTAATTCTTTAAAGTTTTCCATAATTCTGTAACGTGCTCCTTCACACGATGATTTATTTATAATGATAAGTTATAATCTACTGTCCAGATAGCGATACTCTGCGGAACGGGCCATTTTTCGCAATGTCTTATTCAAGTTTGACATTCCTTGATTAGTCACATCCATTTTTCGTTCCAAACTCTTATAGTCATTATTTACATTAACAACGACGGGATCTCCTTTGTCACGCCTCATCTTATCAAGCATCATTGCGTCAGAGCGAAGAGCCATTTTTTTGTAATCAACTATATCCGGGATAACCTCAGCATGTTTAGGCATATCAACCAAAGTGGGGACAGATGGGGTGATATAAGCTCCGCTATCTGTAAGAATAACCTCTCGCTTGCCACCATCACCGACAATAGCCAAACCTCCCGGGTGAGATTTATCCTTTGTTCCCTTTGCGTATTTCGGGATGGGCTGGGCGGCGATCATTGCAACTTGGGCAGCTCCCATTGCGGCAACTATAGCAGCAACAACAAAATCCGGCAACGCTTCAGTTACCGCCCGGTATGTCGCTATTGTTGCCTGTATAATGGAATTAGCTTTATTCCATTTAGCCTGTTTTTGCTGGATTTCAGCTTTTTGCTTCTCCAGTTCTTTATTTTTATCGGCTGTCCTTTGCTCAGCAGCACGCTTTCTAGCTTCACCTTCTTCCGTAGAGATCACGCCGCTATTCACTAGGTTCTCAATGCGCTCCTTCTCTTCTTCTCCAGCCTCTTCATTCTTTTCCTGTTGCTCTTCGATTTTTTCTATTTGCCGATCGTACATGCCTATAACCATAGTTGATAGTCCTTCAGATATAGCAGCTGCACTGGACAAAAGATCTTCTATTCCCAATTTACCATCTTTTACCATCTTCAGGATTAGCTCTGTTATTCCTCCAAACAGCGTGCCTAGCCCATCAACTGCGTCATCACTAACATTCTTCAGTTTATCTATTGATGATTGAATATCTGCCCAATATTTTTTATCACTTTCATTTTCTTCATCCCTTGCTTTAGTGTGGGCATCTCTAACCTTTTCTATAAGCTTTATTTCCTCTTCGGCAAGGGCTTCTTTCAATCTTAATCTTTCTTCATCTGATATGCCTTGTACATTAATCAATTCTTGCAGAAGTGCCATAGTACGCTCAGTCTCTATTATCGCATAATCTTGCGTTATTTGGGCCTTTCTCTTTTCGTATTCTTTTTTAGTGATTATGCCTTTTTCATATAGTTTGGTCTGCTCGAGGATATCTCTTTGCATATCTCTTGAATTATCAATGGATTTAGCGGCATAGTCATTCTTTTTACGATCCATCTCATATTTCATAATGCTTTCAATCCTTTTTCTTTCTTCTTCATCTTTTTTATCTAAGTAATTCTTATCTATCGCCAGCAATTCATCCTGAAGTATCTGTTCGTAATTCTTTCTCAATTCATTTTCTTCTTCCGAGTTACCTTTGATGGATGCTATATTTTCTTCATACTTCTTTTGAGCTGTCTGCCTTTCTTTTTCATACTCATCATCTATAAGAGAAATACGGGTTTCGGAAAGACGTTTAGCGATGTCTTCTTGATATTTAGCTTGCTCATCAGCAGTTTTTTTTCTTTCATCATCTTCTTTTCCCGGAGTATGCGTATAAGCTGAAACGTCTATCTTATTCATCAAATTCTCATTTGATTTTCTTAAACTATCAATTTCTAAAGCTGTATCAGCTGCTTTTTTCCCATAGGATTCTACCAAATTAATTTGATCTTGTACGCCTTTATAATTAGTAGTTATAGCAAAATCAAAATTTTCACCTTGAATACTTCGTATTTCATCATAGAGTTTGTTTAGTTTTTCTTGTTCCTGAACCTGTTTTGTCAAATATCCAATTCTTTCATTGTTCTTTTCGTCTATTTTCATTGAATTTTCGGCTATTTTGTCTGCTTGAGCTCTGGCAATAGCAGACGCAACAATCGCTTTTTTTAGTTCCCCATATGCAACAGAAGCCTTACCTGCCAATATCTCCTCATTACTCATATTTTGAAAATATGACGGATATCTTTTCTGTAATTCGTCAATAGCTTCATTTCTTTCATGTATGGAGCGGGAAGTATCTTGCGTTGCTTTATATAATAAATCCAGTTCCGCCCTTTCTTTTATGCTATTAGATATTCCATTTTTTCGAGTGTTAGCTAAATCTTTTTCTGCACTTGTCAATTCCAATACGGTTTTTTCTGCTTTAAATAGGCTGGATAGCCAATCCATTATATCCTTCCCATATACAGAAAGCAAAGTAATTCCTACAACTAAGGCTGTTTGCCAACTAAAGATTGATTTTATTAGCTGCTTCCACACAGGAATACCTTTCTGCCCGGCATCTTGCGCTGCCTGGTATTCTATTCTTGCTCTTTTTATCTCATCTGTCAAAATCGGAAGATTATTAGATATTGCAAGGAAAAACGTATTCCAACCAACTGCAAGAGATGGAAGTTCTCTTGCGACTTGTTGAACAGACATACCTAAACCATTCCAATGCGAAGCATAATTACCAACATTACGTTGATAATTTCCCATTTGGGCATCCATGCTTTTTAATTCATTCTTCAGCGTCTGTATTTGCTGCAATGTCTTTTGCCCTTCAGAACCTAAAAATGAATCTTTAGACATAGATTTCAGCCGTTTTTCAAGAGCCAATACCGCAGCATTCATTTCGTTGTAGCTGCTAGATGCGGAAATAATAACAGCAGCATGATTTCTCATTAAGTTTGAATACTGCTTGTTTTGCTCCGAAAGCTCCGTTTGACGCTGCTTTAGTAATGCAGATTTATTCAGATAATCAGTTAAGCCGATATTCCCATTCTTATATTCCTTATCCAATCGTTTGAGTTCATCTCCTAATTCCTTTATTCTAATCTTGTTCTGAATGGTATCTGCCGTCAATTTAGTAACATTATTATCATAAGCTAATATATTATCTACAATTTCAGCATACCTAATCTCAGTAGTCGCTATCGCCTGATTTAATTGATTAGTAGATTGGGTATACGATTGATTTGCCTGAGATGCCGAACTTTGAGCAGAAGAAGTGTTCTGAAATTTAGAAGAAAGCGTATCTAGAGAGCTAGATATCTTATTTATCCCTTTAACTAAATCGTCAAATTGCTTAGGAAGGGTATTAAGAGTCAGTAATTTATTTATCTTATTCCCATAATCTTCCAAAGTCTTATTGTATTTTTCCTGAATAGCAGCCATTCTATTCTGAGTAACAATAAGATCATTTAGTGTTTTATTATAAAGAATCGATTTATCAGATAATTCTTGGAATGTTTTAGGATTGATTTTAACTCCACCGGCTAATTCTAAAGCAAGTTTCTTATAAATTGAATAATTCTCGTTTAATTCCGCCTTAAAGTTTCGCAACTGATCAAAAGCTTTTTGATCGACTACATCCGTGATTTTTAATTCATTTGCCATAACGTTCGAATTAAGTACCGGGCCACTTGACACGGTTTCCGCACAAATATAGGAAGATTTGAGGAAATTTACAAGCTATTTAGAATGAATAAGAATAAGAGAGAGATGTTGGTAAAAATAAAGGTGAAGTAATGCGAGAAAGCCGCGTCCCTTTATTGGTTCACGGCTCCTCTTTTGAATTTAAAAGCTTTGAATTTATAAAGTAGCAGATTGTAACTCCGCTCCGATACTCTTTATAGTGTCGAGAATCTTCTTTGTTGTTGACTCCCCGGCAGATGATAAAGAGTTCACATACGTATTAAAGCGCTTCTTGTGCTCTAATTTTGCTTGTTCGGTCTTTGCCTTAGCAAAATCATCTTTCCACTTTTTAAGTTCTTCCTTTGCATTCATAGCGATTCGCCTATTTCCTTCACTCGTCATAGTATAGGTTTAACGACTTCAACCCTCATGCCAAGTGCGTTCATAATCCTATAAAAGGTAGCTACGCTTGGTGTCATTACACCTTTTTCAATGCGTGATATATAGGATTTGGTCACATTGATACGTTCCGCAAGCTCGGATTGTGTAACCTTAGCTTCTTTTCTTGCATCAAGCAATATCTGACTAGTATAGAAAGAATATGCTTCTTCGTCAAATTTTGCACGCTCTGCGGTTCCTTCTTTCCCATATTTGCGCTCAAGAACAGCACTATAATCATTTATTTGATGATTGTTTGTCTCCATAATATTCCTCCTTTATTTTTAATGCCTTTTCAATTTCATTATTGGGCGTTTTTTGCGTCTTTTTCTGAAAGCCATTAAAAAGAACAACTATTTTACCTTCGTCAAAGATAAAAAACACCCTGTAAATATTACTATTATATTCCATACGCAATTCATACAATTCATCACGCAGAAATTTTATGAACTTAACCGGTAGTCGATCCTCCGACTCCAATAAAGAGATTATATAATCCAGCTTCTTTATTTCTTTATCCGAAAGCGTGGAAATAAATCTCTCAAAATATCCTCCGTATGTTATTATCTTACGTTTCATGGTACAAAAATAACAAAAGTTTCATTATAGTGTAACTTTTGGGAAATATATTTCAATGCAATATGAAAATTTAACTTTTGGAAAATAAAAAGCCCCGAACCTTAATTGGAACGGGGCGGGAAAATATTTTTCATAATTATATTGTGTTATTGGGGTTATAAGAAAAATGAATAATATCTTTCTATTTATATTTTACGGCTACTCCTGTAACTTCATATACAGGATATGAACCTTTTGCTTTGTCTTTTCTGATAAGATCAAATTTTATAATTCCATTAGCACCGATCTTTTTAGCCTCTTCAACTGCAGTAGAAATCATTCTTTCTAAGGTTGGGACATAATATATGGACCATTTATCAACTGTCACTTTGCGTACATGCAATTTATGCTCCTTTTTTACTTTTGCCCCTCCGCAGAATTCCAAATCTATTAAGCCTATAGGTTCAAACTCCTTATTCGCAATATCTGTCGGATTTATAGTAAAATTAGGGTCATTTATATACTCTCTAAAATCTATAGACCATCTTTTTTCACTATAACTAGATGTACTACAAGATGATACGACAAACAATACAGCTAATAAAAATAAAAACTTCTTCATAAGTGTATGTAATTTAAATGTTTATAATATATTCTACATGCTAATATTTAATTCCCTTCACTAATATTCCTACACCATTAGAGAGACTTTCGATATTATCTCCCGCCATAGTATATTCTACAGGAAACCATTTAGATAACTCCATCGTATTTTCATTTTCTGTTTTCCATTCATATTTACCGACTTTTTCCCATATGCCAATTTGAGCAGATTCCTCCAATATAATTCTATCATCTTCTTCACGATAGACACCGGAAGCACCAGACATATATTTGTCGCCCTCATTACCAAAAACAGGAGAAATCGTTGTTGATATATCATATGTCATATCTTTATAAAAAGATAAAACGACCCTTCTGCTATTATCATTATTAACAGTGATTACTCCCTTATATTTCAATCTTAAATTTTCATCTTGCTTTAATTCTTCATTTTTATCACATGAACACAAGAACGAAAACAATAACAGAACAAATGCTATTTTTCTCATAATTTATGCGTTTAAATAACTGTATACAGCAAACTAACGGACAAATTACTCTACTGCTTTAATCCGTTTTAGCTAAAACATGGTTAAAATTGTACCTCTATGTTCAATTTACCCCCAAGCCCTTTAGTCACAATGTCGTAAAGCGTGGAAAGAGTAAGGTTGCTCCCTTCCCTTTCAACTTTAGAGATGAAAGAACGCTCCTTTCCTATCTTTCCTGCAAGCTCGCTTTGGGTCATTTTCCTTGCTTCACGAGCATTGCGTATCTGAAGCCCGACACGAAGGTTGGAAAGTTCGGTTTCAATCTTATCCCGACGCGGAGTACCGATTTCTCCATAAACCTTATCCTTTATATCCTCTAAATTGTAAGTTTCCATATCATTTCCTTTCTTTTTCCTTTTCATTAAAGTATTCTTGCATGAGCCTAACAGCTCGGTCTATCTCTTTTTTGGGCGTCTTTTGCGTCTTTTTCTGAAAGCCACTCAATAGGATAACCATTTTTTCGCCGTCAAAAAAGCAAAAGACACGTATTATGTCACTTGAAAATTTCACTCTGATTTCATAAAGCCCCCTTGTACCTTCAATATGCTTCAAGTATTTTTCTGGAACAATTTGAAGCGTTTCGACATATTGTATGGTTTTCACCACCTTATCCTGCATCTTTTCAGAAAGAGACTTCACAAAATCGATGAAATAGTGCTTATATGCTATGACGTTTCTTACTTTCATGTCGCAAAGGTAACTTATAATTCACTTTTTCGCAAATATTTCCCGCTTTTTCTTTTTGTATTTCAAATAAAGGTTGTATATTTGCGGCGTTCAACATATTTAAATCGACTGTGCAGGCGGAGCTTGCATTCTTATGCAGGCATTTTTTATGCTTGTATTTAAAATATTGAGGTATATTGTACCCCCGTGTGGAACTGTAATGGAACCACAGCATAGTCGATATGTGTTGAACAGCGGGAAAGACAATATACCTTTTTTATTTATTGTTATGTTCAACAATATCGACAATCATCATCAAACAAATAACAGTAGTTTGATGGCGACGTTAATCCACGAGACGGATAGAATGAGTTCGCTTGAAATAGCTGAACTCACAGGGAAGCGTCACGACAATATAGTTCGTGATATCCGCAGTTTACTTAAGCAAGGAGTATCACACCTCAATTTTGAGGAGTCATCCTACAAGCAGCCACAGCCAAGAGGAGGATATAAAGAACTTCCCTGCTTCGAACTCACCAAGAAAGGTTGCCTGATCCTAGCATTTCAAATTCTGCTCAAAACATTTGCTGTATTAAAAAGTATTCGTATCTTTGCAATGCGACACTTTTATATACATATTTGGTTTGGGGATTTTTTATGCCCAATAGTAAGCAACTGCATAAAATATAAGCAGAGGTTTCTCCGTACATATTCGCCCCAAAGCCAATATGGAAGTGTCGCAACTTGGAGAGATTCTCTGCTTTCTCTATTTATTAACTTTTAATTTTCATTATTATGCGACACTTAAATGAAAATTACTCAAACAGCAATAGCGTTGCTGTATTAAGTACGTCAACTCACGAAACGAGTAAAGTTAAAGTTTACGAGCATCCTTTATTCGGTAAAGTTCGTATGTTTGTCCAAGACGGTAAGACTTGGTTTTGCGGAACGGATATTGCGACTTCGCTTGGGTACTCCAACACACGTAAGGCTATCTTAGATCATTGTAAATCACAGGGCGTAACGATTCGTGACACCCCCACAAATAGCGGAGTTCAACAAATGAAATTCATCAGCGAAGGGAATGTCTACCGCCTGACCGCTAAAAGCCAAATGCCAAAAGCCGACGATTTTGAAAGCTGGATATTTGATGAAATCGTCCCATCGGTAGTAAACACTGGAAGCTATTCCGTACAACCTCAAACTCCACAAACCTACCTCGAAGCCCTGAAAGCCCTTGTATCATCGGAAGAAGAAAAACAACGGCTGGCACAGGAGAAGAAGCAACTGGAAGAGAAGAACGCCAAACTCCAACCAAAGGCGGACTTTGCCGACGCAGCCTTCGCCACCGACGACAAAGTAGACATAGGAATGTCCGCCAAGATCCTAAAGCTCGGCTTTGGGCGTAATACCCTATTTGACAAGCTAAGGAAAGCGGGCGTATTCTTCGCCAACCGCAACGAACCAAAACAGAGGTTTATTGATGCCGGCTACTTCGAGATGAAGGAGAAGTTCATCGAGCGCAACAACCATCCGGGATTTGTCGTAACCAAAGTACTTGTCACTCAAAAGGGATTGGCTTATCTGAACCACCTCTTTGGCGGAAAGCCTTCTGACGGGAAGCTGGCTAGAATAGTATAGCAAATCCCCTTCCCTAATTCATTTACAGCAGTCCGTTTCAATTCCGGACAGCCCGAATTACATCAAAATTGAAAGAAAATGAAGAAATTATTTGGAAATACAGAAAGAGTTGCTACCTTTGCAATGCTTACAGTTCGGCAAACTTTATTGCTTCGCAGAGCAGCGGTTAATTGCTCAATGGTTGTTGAGCATTTTTTGTGCTCAATACTTAAGGATATTAGGCGGTTGTCTATACGTAGTCATTGTTTTGTTCTTCGGGGCAAAGTATGTTGGACTGTAAGCAGCGTATATGGCAACCGCTTTTCTGTTGCCTATAATGACTTAAATGCTTACAGTCATGAATGATTTAGTTTTTCAAAACAGTAACGGCAACGATGTTACCACTTCTTTAATCGTTGCAGAGGTGTTCGGCAAAGAACATAGTAAAGTAGTTAGAGACATTGAAAGCCTCTCATGTTCAGCGAGTTTTAATGCCGCCAATTTTGGCGTTATTACCTACACTGATAGTAGGAACCGTGAACAGACAGCCTATGAAATGACCAAAGACGGTTTCAGCTTCCTCGTCATGGGCTATACCGGTGCAAAAGCAGGAGAGTTCAAAGAAAGGTTCATCAATGAGTTCAACAGACGGGAATCTCTACTAAAGGATGATGATTACATCCTCATGCGTTCCCAGCAGATTCTTCAAAAGCGTTTAGAGGCATCCGAAGAGAAAATTAAGGAACTGGAAGCTGAGAAGAAGTCCATCATCGAAGAAACGAAGCCAGCAGTAGTGTTTACCGAATGCGTGAAGAACTCCCCGACTAACATCCTTGTCCGTGACCTTGCCAAGCTAATCACGCAGAACGGATTCAAGATTGGAGAGTACCGCCTGTATGATTGGCTGGTAGAGAAGAAATACCTTATCCGGCATAAGCGGTGGAGCAAGTCGAAGGGCAAGTATGATAACGACTACACCCCTACGCAGAAGGCTGCGGAGATGTTCCTTTTCTTCGTAACGGAAAATGCAATAATGCAGGGAGGAACCTTATCGTTTATCAAACACACCTGTTACGTAACCGGTAAAGGGCAAGTTTACTTCTTGAACAAGTTTAAAGAGCTTTCTAAAGCCGCCTAATCACACCGCCATGTTAGAACTTTTAATACTGCTGGGCACCCTGTATGCAGCATATAGGGTGTTCCGTAAGGGAAGCGAACACTTCTTTTACAACGACTAACAATGCAGCTTATACGCTGTAAATCATCAGAATACATACGAATACACGAATCACGAAAAATAAAAAGTATCATTATGGAATTTTCAGAAATTAGAGAAAAGTTTGAAGGTCTGACAGCAGACCAAGTTTGCGAACTGGCAAAGTTCGGTAAAGAGATTTTAAACCATGCCGGCATGTTCGGCTTATCATCAGGGTTGCTGAACTTGATTAAGGATATTATCAACGCAGATGATTATGTGTATGATGACAATAAGTGTACAATCGAGACACTTATACATATTATCAGCCTAGTTAATGATTTGACTGAAAAATGTTTACACGAGCGTAAAACTCCTTTTGGGCTTACAGGGCTAAAAGATGATAATGAATACTTGGGATTAAAAGACGCAACCAAAATAGAAGCATTATAATAGATAAGTCAGGGGATTTCGGTCCGACACTGAAGTTGACGCCAATCAGCGGGAAAGGGTAGCTTTAGGGCTACCCTTTTTTATGCCCTAACGTTAAATAATGTAGTAAATCACAATATTTCTCTCTTTTTATTTGGAGCATATCACATTAACTACTATCTTTGTAACATCAAAATAATAAACAAGGTATTAACAACTAAAAACATAAAGATCATGAAGACGTTTGAATTTAACAACGAGACAATTACTATCGAGAAAACAGGTTACGGACAGTATGTATTAAGCGGTTTGGGTACATCAGTGCATTGTACTGACTCTGAAATCTGGGATTGGTGTGATGACGATGAAAACGAAGAGAAACATTTGTCAGCTAAAGAATCTGCGTACAGACTGCTTGTAAATTCTTTGTAAAACAAAAAAAATAAACAACATGGAAAAAGTGAGTAAAAAAAGAGGAAAGATTATCACAGACCGAGAAGAACTGCTTGTTTGTCAGCAATATAAGGATGGCTGGACACTTAGAAAGATAGCGACGTATGCTAACATCTCCCAGACAACCGTGATGGCGATCTTAAGGAGAAGGGAGATCCCTCTCCGGAACGGGAAACAGATCACCGAAGAGCAGGAAAAACAGGTGATAGACCTGTATCTGTCAGGAGGAAAGATCAAAGAGATAATGTCAAAAACCGGGGTAAAGTCAGAGCAGACGATTTACAGGATCATCAACAATGCTGGAATAGATAAGAGGAGGAGATAGCAACTCCTCTTATCTATGGCTTTTATCAAAAGGCCTTGCCGTAATCTTGCCGTTATTGCTTAATTACCCTTACCATAACCTTACCACTTTCAAGTGGGCTGTTTAGTAAAATATCAATACACAAATTCCTACCATGCCTCACTCTGTAAAATATTGCTACCCCACCCTTGCTTCGAGGCAGGATTGTCCTATTTTTCCTCTTATTTTTGTATAATCCCCGTGATTTTTCTGACTAAGTAGTCTCATTTTTGGTCTGTTTGTCGTATTACGGATATATGTACTCAATAAATGTGCCGGTATAATTCTCTCCATCTTTGACAAAATAATATGTACCGTCCGGCTTTTCTATTAGGACAAACACAGATTGTTCCATTTTAGCAGCTTTTCTTGCGATTTCCCGCATTTTCTCTTTAGAAGAAGGCTGTTTGTTACCTTGACACCAACAACTCATAATACACCAAATTTTGAGAAGTAATTTTTAAGCGCCGGATTAAGCACATATTTAAGGAAGTACTCACGGGACTTTCCTCCTACTCCCAATATGGCACTTCCGTACTTTCTTTCAATATCCGGTCCTATGTCACTTCCCCTCGTTTCTATCTTCAATCCCCTTGAAGACGAAGAGACACGTATAGAATCATAGAATTCGCCTGTTATAATGAGGTTTGGAGTATAAATATCTCGCGCCGGATAACCTTGGAAAGATGGAGTCGGTTTCGTTATTCTCTTCTTCATTTTGGCGTAACTCTTTGCGGCTTCATAAGTAGGAAACCAGGGATCATTCAAATAAGTTGGACGCAATGGTTTATCATTACCATTTACTCCCGAATACAGCTGTTCCGTCACAAATTCCCTAACAAGAGATTTATTCGAATCCATAACATTCTGAATCTCTCCTTCAAACCCAGCAACAAGAGAGGTTACATTATCTAATGCTTCTTTAATTGTAGCCATATTCTAACAAATAAGAGAAAAGGGAAGGCAAACGCCTCCCCCTTCCTGAAAACAAACCACTTTAAATAATATCCACTGAAGGAGGTCTGGCACTAACGATCCTGTCGTATATGTCAGAGAGGATATTTTCTCTTTCTGTTTCTGTCCTATCAAGAAAAAAAGAAGTTTTATGCTTGTTGATGAATTCTCTTTTCTTCATTTTCTTAACTTCTTCATCGACAAAGTTAACTCCCTCTACTTTCATTCTACCCACTGTTCAATGCCGACAACACCATTTTCCTGAAGAATCTTCGGAGATTTCAGGGAAACCGCACCCGAAGCAGTTATCGTAAGAACACCATTTGCATAATTAACGGCAGTTGCACCATTAAAGCAAGTAGAAGCACCTTCGCTTAATGCCGGCCCAAAGAAAGATGTGACATCAAGATTACCGAAATGTTCTTTCAGCTTATAATTGTTTTCTCCGGAATCTATTTTTACCAATTCGACATAAACAAGCCCTGTCAAAGCTTCTACTACGTCAAACTTATACACCCGGTAATCGGCGTTCTTCACGTACTTTTCATAGTCCTTGAACATTGTACCGATAGTCAGGTTTGCCTCCGTTCCGGAAGAATCCCAGCCCTGACCGCCCGGATAAACTCCGGACAAGGGAATTCCCGCCAGCTCCTCGGTGCCATCATTCATTCCGTACACAACGTTATTCTCGTCCACGAAATAGGCATCAAAAGCAACTCCTTTTGCGGCCATGATATTAGCCTTCAGACTTGAATCGAAATCCTCCAGCGTCCATACGTCATCTTTCGCCGAGTAGGATGTAACCTTGTTAGGCCCATATCCTGTAGCACCTTTGTTGGCCTCTCCACCAGACGGAGCGTATTCGACAATTGTCTTGATCGGAAAAATACGAGCCGGTCTGTCATCGTGACACGCAGCCTGCAACGCCTCAGCGGTTACATTCTTAGGAAGTTTATATCCGTGCATTGCCAAGATGATGGCTTTTACCTTTCCCGGATCAAGTATACATTTTGAAGTACCGGTATTAAACTGAGCAACACCGGCGCATTCTCTAAATTCTGTCGCCATAACATTTAATATTTTTGATTGTTATTCTTAAATCTTTTATTTCTATTACATCAATAAAATCTCTGAATGGTTTACCATTAGCCTCTACCCCTTTTCTTCCGTAGCGATAATTCTCTTCGTAGCAATGAGGAATGCTATTATTATACTCATGCACCAGGTCAGGAGACTTATCGATACTTTTAATAAACGCATCATAAATAGGACGAAGCGCCCCTTCGAAGGAGACCTTTTCCCGTTCTTCATTCGTATAATCCTTTAAGGTGTCTACCATGATAGCCAGTTCAAGAGTCGTTGTACGATCCTTTCCTGTACGATTCTCGGTATATGGAGAATAAAGACAGATAATCGGAAATCTTAATTTACTCATTTTAGGCGATTCAGCCCATTCGGTAAGTATACCGGCAATATAATCCCAATCACCAAACATATAGGAAATATTCTTGCCATAAATCCCGGATGTGGAAGAGACTATATCTCTGAATATATTATTGATTGACTTCATATACCCATTGTGTTTATTTCTTCCAACATACTCTTATCAAACTCAAAACCATCATAACCTTTATTACCACACAGATAACGGAATAAAGACTCATTCATCTCTACCATGTCATTCCATGCTGACACAAGGAGATTATTCGGATTAGCGCGATCCTCCGTTGAACCATATACGGTCCCTGTCGGAGTCTGCTTTACTCCACATCTTCTAACATAATGAAAATATACATAGTTAGCAAGCGGACTATACCCCTTTTCAGAAAGCTTCTCTTTAAGGGTATCCCATTTTTCGATTTTATCTTCGGCGGAATGAGAAGAAAGGTAATCCCAGAATTGACGGCTCATATCCTCACCCAGAACAAGCTGAAGATATTGTCTTTCATATCGGTCTATATATGATTGTAAGTTATCCCTCTCCGCAATACGAGTTGGAGAATCTGAATCTATATCCCAAATGATGCCAAGACTCAACATTCCAGTGAAATATGAACCGTCAATAATCATGAGTTAGTCTTTTTACGTTTTGTGAAAAGTTCTTCGCACCCTAATGCCTTAGCATCGTTTAGCAATTCGCTAGTCGCTTCAATTTTCCCTTCTGCATAAAACTTGCTGGCAAGAGGCATACCTACCACAACTTCCTCTCCTGTTTTATACATTGTACCATCCTTGATAAACGTTACCTTGTAACGCTTTGTCAAATTCATGTTATATTCTTTTCCCATATGTTAATCAACTGATTTTGTAATACCTTCAATTACAGTATTAAACTTATCTTTTACAAAAGCTGTTTTATACTGAGACTTGATATAGCACATCAATCTCTTTTCAGCAAGCACCGTTACGATATTCTTTCTGAAATCGTCATTTTCCCAGCCTAGTGAGATTGACAGATTCCATAAGTCACGGATGTTCAAATAAGAGAAATCTCCCATGATGAAATCGCCTTGTTTCACCGCGGTAGTAGTCTCAACTCTTAATCCCTGGATCAACTCATCGTTGTATCGGAATGGTCTCAAATACTGCCCATTAGCATCTTTCGTCAACTGCATTGAAGCGTAATCCAAAGGATTCATCAATACCAGGTTAGGGCGATAAGCCATTTCGCTAGTAGAAACGATTTGAGAATAAGCCGCTACAAGGGCATCAAACATATTTGCCTTGTCAATATAGAAGTTTGTCAAAGAGAAAGCTGGCATGTCTGCGGCTACCCCTTTAATTTCTCCAGACGATCCAGACCCTGCCAAGATCCCCTGTTCTTCTTTTATGCCAAGTTTATTCACCATTTCTGTTTGCACCTCATTCACAAAGCTTGGGAAGTCAGAAAGAGTTTCTTCTGTAAATTTAGCAGCAATAGCAACTTTGGCAGCTGTAACGGTTTTTTCCGAAAGAGTTGCATCCATCAACGGCTTTAGCCCACCTTCAGGAACCCATGCGGCATCACCATCCTTGCTAACGTATTCCGCATAAATAAGCGACCTGCTATTAGTCCCGGAAACACTTGCGTAATTACGAATTACAGTCTGAGATCTTGGATTTACAGATAAATTCGGATCAACCTCAACACCGTAATGAGGAGCCAGAGAACCAGAAGATATAACTGCGGCATCTTTTGTATTTACTACCAGATTCAACTCTAGCTTATTGCCAGGAGATGCTTTACATGCAGATTTCAAATCAACTGTAGAACAACCGGTTTGATTTTCGGTGATATAAGCTTTTAATTGTTCCCGAAGTTGGTCTTCAATGGATTTTAACTTATATGTTCCTCCTTTTGTTTTTTCAGTAGCCGCCTTAATGCGTACAATAGTTTCCTCAAAGGATTTCAAACGCTCGTTGATAGATTCACTGTCTGCAAATCCCTTGACCTCTTTTTTCAACTCTTCAATAGACTGAGTTGCATTTTCAATTGACTCTTTCATAGACTTAGAATCAATTTCGTCTTTCATAAACTGCTCAAAAAGGGCTTCCATATAACCATCAAGTCCTTTAGAGAACACATCGAAAACTTTAGATTCGTCTTCCGACAATCCTTCAGTATCAAGGTAGTCTTTAAACTCAATCTTTTTCGCTTCTTTTCCCATACTTACTTTAATTTTAAATTTTTGAACATTGATTTTACCTTATTGCCGTGCATATCGGCTTTCTGTCCTTCAAGTGATGATTCTTTTCGATTCTCCGGCTTGAAAGATGAAAGTGATATTACCTTTGATATAATTCTCTGTATCTTCTGCTGCTTGGGTGCGGACATCCCTGAGCACACTTCAGATATTTCGGCATTTAATTCCTCATAAGCTTTTTCAGCATCTTCTATAGATTTTAGTCCTAAATATTCAGTTTCTCCATTACATCCGATAGAGACTACTGATATTTCATGCAATTTTACTTCTTTCACCATAAAAGCGTCTTTCTCTGCATCGTATTCGCAATTTTCCCACACATACTGATACCCAATGGAGAACTGATTTAATGTACCGGACTCAAGCTGCTTTATAGCCTGGTTACCGCGCGGGACATCATCAATTGGCGCCTCGAAATAGAGACCTTTATCGTCCTCATACAAGACAGTGAGCCTCCCGATAGGCTCATTCATGTCATGCATCCACAACACGATTATCTTGTCATTTGCCGCACTTTCCGGTCCCCGGTCCTGAATACTTTTTGAGAAACATCCTTTTATCAGGATATCACCAGCTTTATCTTTATTGCCAAATACAGCTGCATACCCGCTGATCGTCCGACTTTCACTGTCATAGTTGACATCTTTTGAATTAATTGAGAATGTCTTATACTGCATCCCCAGCCTACCCTTATATTTATTAGCTTTATCCATTTTCAATAGAGTTATTTATTTTTAATTCACCTTTGGGGTTATCAGGATCAATATCAATAAACTTAGCCAGTTCATTTCTAGATTCATCAAGGGTTATTTGTCCTTTTTCGACCAACTGTATTAAAGAAGAAGACATTTTCTGAAATGCTGAAGAAGATGCCGACTTATCTTGCTGAAGACAATCAACATGAGTATAGTCCAGTTTTATAAAAACACCTTTGGGACAAATAGCTTCCGTCAGCGCTTCTGTCACTTTCTCTGAATCAGGAATAATAAGGCCTTGATAAGCAGATTTCTCAGCAATACTTTTATTGTCATATTTAGACTCATCAAATAAGCTATAATCAATACCTATTGCATTGCAAATCTTTCTACTACACCGCTCGTCTTCCTCGTGGAGTTTGAGCTGGGATGAGTCATAATTTAAAGGAATCCATCCCAACTTTATTTTTGATGTGAGGATAGGAAATTTATTGAGAATGCCATATTTCTCTTTTAATTTAGATTCCAAAGCTTCTTTCTCATCTGGAGTCATAACCTGATTACCCATTTTATCTGAATAATCAGAATAAATAATACCTTTAGGACCGCCATTTACAATTAACTGATAGCTAGCCGTCATTGCCGCTATCCAATTATTAACCGGCATAGAAAGTGAATCAGTGACAGACGAAAAATCAATATCTTGATTTACACCATTTATGTTAGCAGAACTATCATAGATTACAAAGTAATCTTCATCTGATAATTCCTCCTGCGAACCATTCCATTCAAGATATACCTTGGAAACAATATCTTCCAGATCATACTGGCGAAATAATTTACCAGAAGAAACCATGTGAAAAATCTGTGCAGGAATAACATACATTGCAAGCGGCAATGATTTTCTAGACGATCTTACAGTAAAAATAGGGCAATATCCAAAAAGCTTTAGAGACATCTCAATCTCTTTAAAAAATCCAGCCCTTGTTTGAAGTGGATTAGGACGTGATAATAATTCCCTAATGTTATTATATCCCTCTTTTTCGTTTCCGTCCTTGTCTGTAACATATATTCTCCCATTTGCAAAGAGAGAACCGACTTTATTTATAACAGTAGAGAACGGAGTACACACAAGAAGAGAGTCAGCTTTATCTTGATCTAAAGTTAGATCATAGTCATTTCTAATTTTACCTGATGGTGAGAAGAAATTGGTAAGATACCAGAAATTCCCTTTAGAATCCTTTTCAATAGCCTTTACCGCCTCCCTCATGGAAGGAGCAGATATATTAATCTTTTTTTGAAACCAATTTCCTAATTTAAGCATAAAAAGAATGATTATCTGATTTGAGATAACCATTCCCTACGAGATGAAGTGGTCTTTACGGATATATATGCTAACAAAAAGGCTGATAGCATAAAAGTTATAGGTTCCGTGCATCTTCACACGAAGGGATTGTTATCCTCACCGCAAATATAGAAATTATTTCTATTTAGTCCAAATAAAAATAGATAATTATTTTATGCAATTATATCATACTTGAAGATTTCACACGAGAACATATACAAGACAATACATACATGGCTTCAAAACTATTAATTCCATCATAATCAGACATGTTAGCTATTATAGCAAAAAACGAATTATCGGCTTCAGGGAAACGAATATTCTTAATAATAGATTGGTATGATTCAATCATACTTTTCTTGTCCGTTATCTCTTCTCTTACCCACAAGTTGTAATCTATAAGTTTTCTATAATCATCTGCGTAATGTTTCATCTCAAGAGGAATCTCCATTTGTACATTCCCATCAATTTTATTAATGAGAGAATCAATAGGAATCAATGAATCAGAGAACAAGCAATCAAGCAGAAATATTTTTTTGTCAACAACACAATAAGAAACCATTATAAATAATCCGTTTATATTTGGATGTATTTCAACAAATACTTGATTATCGGTCCCTATCTCCTCTTTATTGTAGTATAAGACATCTATTTCGCCCCTCATTTCTACAGTTCCAGTAATAGCGTCACAGGCATCATCATGAGCATTTTTCCCTTTCTTTCTATATGTTTTCAATTGAGATGAGAACTCCGGCCATCTTCTTTCCCAATCAGTAGGAAAATAAGTAAGATTCATCACTTCGGAAGATCTGGTAAAGATGCGAACCTCTTTGTTTTTTGACTGATGAAACCAACTTACTTGAGTTTTGGGATTGCCAATCATCCGCATTTGTTTCTCTATATTCCTAGCAAATCCCCTCCCTCCATTATTACTTTCTATATTAGCTTTGGATATTTGGTCCTTAGTAAGCATTTTGGCTGTTTCCGGCTCGGTAAACTCCATCTCTTTTTGCGTAAAAAGAACATCAAGAATGAAATTCCCTATCTCGGTGTCAATATAATCAATAGAACATAAATAATCACTTCCCGTATCAGCTGTATCTGTGTAGTTCTTTCTTATTGCTCTGTTAGTTACTGGAATAGTCTCATAAGTCTTAAACTTGCCATACATTAATCCCTCCATAGGAGTCGGATTCTGCATATATTGAGTTTCAAAGACATAACTGTTTACCTTTTGCATTCTATGCAACTCTTCGAGTGTATGCTTAAATTCCCATAAAGCTTTCTCTTCACCATTTTCATACACTATTGCCGGAAGGGATAAAACAGTCCATTCACCCGGCTCATTTTCCATCAGATATCCGCAGAGATCATGCTCATGCAGCCTTTGCATAATGATTATAATAGGAGTGTTTCTTGAATTAACACGATTTCTTATAGTTGTCTCAAATCTTTGGTTCACCTTTTCTCTAGGAGTATCAGATATTGCATCTTCAGGTTTAACAGGGTCATCAATAATCAATGCCCCAGCAAATCTAGGAGACGGTTTGAACTCTTCCAATGCTTTAGATAAATCGTCCTTATCATCAACGGCGCCGGCCCCAAAACCTGTAACCTGTCCTCCTGCGGCTGTGGCATACATTCCTCCGCCTTCTGTCGTATACCACTTCTTTTTGGCATCGCTTGTTCTCTTGATGTCCACATAAGGGAATACACGCTTATACTCTTCCGACTTAACTATATCCCTTACCTCTTCTGAATTATCATTAGCCAGATCATCCGAATAAGATAAATGAAGGAATTTTGCAGATGGATTGATTGCAAGCCCATATGAGATGAAATTCTTTACTACTAATTCTGTCTTGGAATATCTGGGAGCTATATTTATTATTAGCTTTTTTATCTTTCCATCAATCACATCATCAAGAGCCTGACATATTTTTACGTGATGGTCATTTACTACAAATTTGCGACCGAATCTTGCTTTAAAGAAGTATCTCGTATAATTTAATGTCCCTGACAAGCAAAATGCCCGTATGTAATCATATCCCTCTCCTGTCATAAGTCCTCTATGATTCGTTTGGCTTCCTCTTTGGTCATCGGGGAAACCATGTTTACGTTTACATCCTGTGGTGAATCGTAACCGAGCATCTTGCAGATACGCTCGATAGCTTTAATCTTATCGTAAAGCTCTACTTTCACATACTCCACATCGACGATCTCCGGATCTCCGATTGTACCGATGTTCTTCTTCAGAACTTTCGTTGATATGCTCCTGATAGCAGCCTTGTCCCTTTCTGAAAGAGCTTCAAAATCCTTCCTTTTTATCCACGTATTATGCATGCTTGCGATTGACGAAAAGGCAATACCGGATAATTCCTGCAAGATACGGTCTTTGGTCACATCCGATCTGTCTTTCAGTTCCTTTTGCAACTCCTCGACCCTTGCCAAAACCTTGTTATTTTTTAGCAGTACTGATGCTCTTTCCCATACAGTTTTATCAGCCCAATTTTCACTACTTGGATATGCACGACGATATGCCTCGGATGCGTTTCCGCACTCTATATAGTAATTACAAAAATTTTCTTGTTTTATTGATAATCCCATGTCTTTTCGTCAGATTAGCTACATGCCACTTGACATGTAGCACAAAGTTAATGATTTAAATTTATTATTTTACATTTTTAGCCCAGATTAGTGCATTATACCGAGAACAAGCCCATAACTCTACTTCCCAGTCTTTATTTAGCATCTTTTCTTTCATTGCAGCCTTCAAGCATTCCGCCAAAAGGTTATTGTCTATTTCTTGGTTCATGATCATTTTAAAGGATTAATTATCTGTTCTCTGTCTTCCATCTTTCTTTTAAGATAATCGTATTCCCGTTCAATACACTTGCTTATCTTTTCTACATCTTCGTAACGCTCAGCCTTTATAAGCTCTCTTTTGAGGCTTTCAAGCTGATTGATGTATACAATGTCGTTACGGTCCGTTACATGCTGAATATACATTTGTATATCGTTCAGCTTATTCTCCATGCGCCCATGCCATTTGCTTATCATGATTAAGATAATGGCAACGGTTGTAACATTAATAAAAAACAATGCTATTTTAATGATTAAGTCTAATACTTCACTTGCTGGCATGGCTATTCCTCCTTAATTAATTCAGGGTGATCGTAGATGTTATCTATTACTTTTATTCTATCTTCAAAATCTTCCATTACAGTGCCATATAACGACCATCTTTTGTCACCTGTTGGATGGTTGATATAAACGACATCATAGCAATAGCCTCTGACGCCACCTTTTACCCATCCTACAGTTATTATATCAGTTCCGAGAATATCTCCTTCATATATCTCCTTACCATTCTTGTCATACAAGCCGGTGAACTGGCCTACGGTTTCAAGACAGACCTCATACATACCGATGCTTTTCCCTATTTCGATATCGTTTAAGGATGGAATGACGGCATATCTATCCCTTTCGATCTTAATGAGAGAGCCATACAGCCATTCTTCATCGTATATGCTTTTGCCTCTGAATTTTATTGTACGATCCATTTTGCTTCTCCGTTTTAAGTTCTTTCAATATTTTCTTCGCTATCTCATAATGATTCAATTGCCAACTAGTATAAACATCATCTGTGTGTTCATTGTAATGGTTGGCATATACGTATGCGTTCAAGTTTTCACGAAAAGAGTCTCCGTCTAAACCTGAATCATCACAATCATCGTACATATTCAATTTATGAGCTACCTCATTACATTCTTGATGTGTGACAAAGTCATCTATGGTTCCATCATAGACATTTGTCTGACGGACATATTTTTGCCCTATCGCTATCTTTTCACAACAAAACTCACACCTATGTTCTTTCTTGGCTGTTGGATAAGTTTCTCTTAGTATTGTTGGCATAGTTATTCTCCTTTCTTCACTAATTCCACTTCTGTCGGCTCGTCATCTTCCCAACTTACTTCGGGAAACAGGGCGGTATCAAGTTTAATCCAATCAAGCATAGTTTTGGCTGGTTGCCAATATCCACACTCATCAATCTTTACGGGTCGTGCATTGAAAAGGCACAAATCACCGTCTTTGTCTCTTGTTACATACATAACTTATCCTTTATAAGTTTAATTTACTTAATATCTACTCAATAATTTGTAAAACATTCGTTTCTTCTCGATGTATTTAAGTCCGTTTCTGCGAAGTCCCCTTTTAGTCTTGGACACAATCATTTGACAACCTCTAACGCCAACATATATGAAACCCGAATGATGACTTTTAGCTTCTTTAAAGGCCCACCAAATCGCTTCACGACAATATCTGTAACTATCATTTTGAACACCTTCATAGCCTTTTCGCATTATGAAATGTCCAATTTCGTTAGCTTCTTCTTCTGAATAGCAAATTGTAAATATATTATTCATCTAATTCTCCTTTCTTTAGTTCCTCACAATGTAACTTATAAGCATGGGCAAACATTTTCAAAGTAACAGGCTCAAAAGCAAAGTCTGCTTGCTTGCCTTCTACTACAACTGAAACACATAAATCTCCATCACAGAAATCAATATATGCTACAGCATCATTTATCCCCTTTATAGAAACAGTTTGTGACTGTATAGTATCATTCATTGTTAATCTCCTTTCTTTCTAATTCGTTACCATTTGTACATTAATTTTTTCTTCAAACTCCGCAATGATACAGTTTGCATCACCGCCATGTCCCCAATTCTCTAAAACGGAGGAAAGGATTTCAATTGCTTGTTCTTTCTCCCATTTTGCGCCAGCTTTAAATCCGGACTTATAAATAACTTGTCCAACTATATTATATCCTTCAGCTCCTTGTTTAGCGGCTTCTTCTAATGTCTGTTTCATAATTTATTTTTTTTAATTATTCATTTTGAAAATCATCAATCTCATATTCCCATTCCATTGCATCCGCTTCTCGAATATTATCACTAAGCCATTCTTTTGCGTTTTCAAGCTCATCATCCCATTCAGGTACATCACCACCTTCATCATAGGCTTTAGCTAATTCATTATAAACTTCGTCAGGGACTTCAACATTTCCAAGCCCAACTCGATAAGTTACTTTGATTGTTAAATCTTTAATATTCTTCATATTTCCTCCTCTCTATATTCAAAGGGACCGTCATATCCCATTCCTTTAAGACGTTGTGTAAACTCTTCGACTGAATCATTTAATGGGGTGTAGCAATCTAAAACATCCTGGAAAGGTCTAAGATAATGACTCAATACATCTAGAGCTTCTTGTTCACCCTTCACTTCTCCAAATTCCTTTTTACAAAGGTTTATATAGTCTTCCCTTGTCATGTTAATGTTAGTCACTGTATCAACAATTGTGCTGAAGCGACAGAAAAGGCCATTAGGCTGTTGAGCTATAAATCCTGGCACGACTCCTCCTTTCCTTTAAAGTGTTCTATTAGCTCTTCTACTGTAGCCTTATGATAATTGTCCACATTAAGGTCGTTAGGCATTCCGTAAAAGTCTATGCCCGATAATCCACCGTATTCTGTATTATCACGACATATCCCCCAATCTCCTTTGCCGTTGATAAACATTTGGTTGTTGTCTGTATCGTCTCTCAATGCGGCAATAGCTAGGAACAAAGACTCGTTGGTTCCGCAATCAAGAAAATGTCCATATAATTCCTGCGAATAGGAGCAAGAGAAAACGGCTTCTCTCCCATGATATACTTTAATGTTGTCTCCAATAGCATTTAATCTTTCATTAGAAAGAAGTGGTCTAATCCCTAAACGTTTCAAAGACTCTCTTAATCTTTCAGTGTTTTTTCTAATAAAACATGGTGTTGTAAATCCCATAGTTAGTTCCTTTCTGATTTGTTTTACTCTATTCGATTTAAAATTTCTTTCTGTATAACCTCTTTCGCATTAAAGTGAAAAAGTCCTTTTTTCAAACGTCTAACATCCTGCATCGACATTTCATTTATATAAAAGTAAAAGGCTTCATACTGATCACTGAAATTCTTAGCAAGAACATTATTAGGCTTGTTGTTCATGTTTCGTTCAATGGCGACAATCATACGCTTTGCATAGCCAGGAAACATCTTAAATTCAGTCCGCATCTGCTTGCATCCAGCAAGGGGGCAACCAACGCAACCATGACGGGAGAGATTGTAAGGCGCATCGTAATACTTGGAATATGGAAGCCCGTATTTCCGGATATAGTTCCAAACATCAGCTTCTGACCATGTTAGAATAGGAAGAATATGCTTTGCACCTTTCATCCACTTACGTATATCGCATTGCTCTGGTTCATATAATGCTCTAGATTGGCTTTCTCCTGCCCTCATTCCTTCGATTGTACGCTGACCGATACCGTATTGCTCCTTCAACTTTTCACAGCAAAAACGCCTCATTCTACTGGGTAGTCCTTTGTTTTCAACCAACTGAAAGAATGATTTCTTTGGATGAAGTATTTGAACATGTGAATAGTTCTTCTTTATAAAACTGATTGTACCAGGTGGATCAACCGTTGTATTTGCGTAAAAAGCATTATACTTTATACCAGAACGCTCTGCAAGGTCAAGAATAACAACACTATCTTTGCCACCAGAAAAGCCTAAACACATTGGGTCATCACGTTCCATGCTGCGAAGAAAGTCGATTGCCTGCTGTTCCTTTTTATTCATTTCTGATTTGTTATTAATCAATTATCAAAATTTCCCGGTATGCAATGTCTATCTCATTCGTCTTCTCATTCTCATTGAAACAATAGCAAAGAAACCATTTCAACGTACCTTCATCCTCATATTGTGCTTTCCACATTTTACCATTATAGAGAGCTGACGGTTGAGAACGAGTATAATCCATGAGTATTTCAAAATCAAGTCTACTCATCACTGCATGAGTATCATCAATTAGTATCAGGTAGGTTGGCGGCTGTTGCCAACACATCCCATAAGGATGCGTCATCGGTGGAATAATATTATCTTTATTCATTATTATTCTGTTATTAGTTAATCCTTTCATATTTAAGCCCAAAACACCATCTTATCATTAGTCTTTGAAACCGATTTAATGGTTTGTAAACAGGAATAATAGATCGGGTCGACTTTTGAACAAGTTTAGCTATTGCTTTTGGTTGTTCTATATATTCTATTTCGCTCATACTTATTTAGTTTTTAATCTCATTAATAGCATTATTTTATCCCATAATATTAGAAAAGCATTCCAATAATCTTGAAAGCTGAAATAGTACCAACTCATTTGTATATACCATATAAGCAAATACACAAAAAACAGTACAATCCATAACGGAATAAATAGCCAACGAAGTATTAGTCTTATTTTATTCATGATTGTTCAATTTGAATTGCCATTGCCTTGGCAATAGTTTCCAGATATCTGGATAATTCTAATAACTGTTTCTGATTACACTCCTGATAACAGTCAATGATTACCCTATCAGGACGTTTACCCTCATGTCGTATCCCAACAGGGGACTGGTAAGCCTTTAATTGCCATTCATGTTCGCCTTCCTTTAGTGTCAGCACACATTTCCTTTTCCTTGTATCAGGCAACGTCTTCACGGATGCGGATAATTTGTCAATGAATGGGCGAAACGTCTCTTTTCTCAGTACCACATCACAACATGCCATCGATACACGAGAGTAACTCTTTCCGATGAAAGATCCTATTTCACGCAAAAGATAGCCTTCCTTACGAGCCATGTGACAGAATAGCATTCTTGCATCAGCCACCTTCTGTTTCCTGACACGAGAAAGGATCAGAACCTTTGATATTCCCGTCACACGGGAAACATCCTGAAGGATAGCCCTCATCGACTTTTTAGCTTTGTTTTCTTTTAAGTTCATAAGATTGTCGTTTAAATGGAAATTAAATTATCTTTAAAAGCACCGGCTCCTGATGCGGTGCCGGTTGACTTTCCGTCTGAAATCTTGCGGATGGAAAGGCTTGTCACGTGTATGCCAGCCAAAACGTACTCGTTTACTCTCTTCATGTATGAAGGAATCTATCGCATAATTGGTGCCTTCTACTTTAATCTGTAGCAGATCATCTTCCATGTCAACCTCGCTCACCGTTTCTTTCGGATCATTAAGGGAGTCCTGCTCACATACAATGAGCAGGACTGCAACTACCTTTGGATTACTCATTCCTCCTTTTTCTTTTCGTCCGATTCAAGCTTGGCATCCTTGTCAGCTGTATAAGGATATACATCCATGATAGCTGTTTCTACGACTGAGGGCACCTGATAGTCTGCCATTGTGCCTTTCATGCCGGCATCAAGGTTCTTCTTCGCCCGTTCGAGGTCCGAAGCCTGTACCAGCACATAGGTGCTTGTCTTCTTCTCGGCTCCGCTCTTATCATCCAGGGTGATGAAAGATAGCTTACATTTAAACCAACGATCATCGCATTCAGCGTCACTGGGGAATATCTCGCTATAGTTGGCGCGTTTGATATCAGAGACGGTAAACACTCCAGAGATGAAGGGAGTCATCTCTTCTATTATCCGTGCTTCCGCCTCCGTGAAGCTGAGAGCATCTACCAGATAAGATTCAGTCACTTTTTTCTGCATTCCGTTCTCCATTACCTTTTCGTAACGGATCTTACATTCAAACCATGTGTGCATTCCCATAATTATTTGTCTTTTTCAGGTTCGTCAATATATTTATCTGCAAAACGGTCAAGCGCTTTGATACACTTGTCCGGAAGCTGCTTTGCCGTATCATTCGTCTTGATATAGTCAATCGTGCCACCGACACCATAGATAAGAAGCATTTCTTTGGTCGATGGAATGAAAATACTCGCCATCGCTGCTATTACACCACAGACAACAAAGCGCTTCAACCATTTAAAAAAATTGTGTTTTCCACCCTCATCTTCTATTATATCACCTTCCGTTACCAGCAGAGTAAACAGCATGATAACGATAACTATCAAAGCTACAATCCATACGACCATAAACGCGGTGGACAGGTTACCAACTACGGTCATCCAATAAATTTCATTCATAATGTAAAAAAATTAAATTATTAATATTTGAGGTTATTTTTTCTCTTCTCAGGTTCTTCATATTTCCAGCCGTTGAGCCGGTAACACTCCTTGCGGGCTTCCTCACAGGTGGGGAATTCACCAACCTTGTCTACCTCGAGGATATCTCCTATCTCCAACCAGTGATAAACTGCCCACCGGCTACCGATGGGAGCATATGAGTACTTAGGACGCCTGATCTTCTTTCTTTGGTTCCACATAGAATGTTTCATCTTGTACTACGACCATACCACATTTAGCCAATTTTTCTGCTACCTCTTCCTTGTCGTCGTCACCGCAGCGATCTATCAGCAGCTTGATGAAGGCAAGGAGACAGTCTGAGTCGTTTCCGAAGTTCTCCTGAGTAGAAAGCTAAGTCTTGTCTACATCTTGCTTCAGCCAGCGTATAGCGGCTATCGCCGTGTTGAAATTGTGCTTGGCATCGTGACGCAGATCATAACCCTGCTTTTTCATTTCACTTCTCATGTCAAGGAGAAGAGTTTCTACGACATCTGTCAACACATACGTCAGGTTGAGAGTCGTATTAAGATTTGTTGTTCCTATTAGCATAATTTATGTGTTTATTAAAAAACATACATCTTCACCTTCGGGATGATCCTTTCAGTTCAATGACGTTAAAAAGCCGGATCATCTTCTTCATTACTCATATTGTAACTTAAAACAGGCACACTATCCAATTCATAAAAGCATGTAGTACAAGCATTAAAACCGCAAATGAATTTAAGTAATCCTATATTACGCCCTTTAGCTATGTCTATCATTGCAGTGCCTCTTGTATCTACATTAGAAAAATCTCCCGGATATGATTTACCTTTCACTTCCGGACGATAAACTAACATAACTACATCTGCTGCTTCTGCTATCTGTCCACTATCCCGCAACCTTGCAAGAGATGGAACCGGATTCATGTTATCCCGATTCAATTGAGATAAAGCAATAATCCAAATATCAAGCTCTTTAGCAAGATTCTTCAGTCTCCGTGCCACATCTCCCATCTGCTGCTCTTTGTTAGCTCCCTTCATGTTTACATTGAGAATCTGCAAATAATCAACAATAGCACCATCTATTCCGAATTTTAACTTCATATACCGAATAGACGAAAGGATTGTATCTATGTTGGAAGTACTACGATCATCGAAATATATACCCTTACCAGATACTTTGCCAATTCCCTTGTCTACAGATTGCAATTGTGACTCGGACAATCGGGAATACATAATCTCATTCGCAGGAACTCCACTTTCCATTGAAAGAATACGAGCCGTTATTTGCTCTTTCTTCATCTCCATCGAATACATGGCTATCTTAGTGCCTAAACATGCAGCATTCCGCATTATAGACACCGCTAGCGAAGTCTTTCCTTGTGATGTCTCTCCAGCAATGATAATCAAGTCTGATTTTTGCAATCCTCCCGACTTATTATCTATTTTCTCAAATCCGGTAGGAGTGCCAGTTAACGGCTTACTTCCAGATAAATTCTCATTTATCATGTGATATACATTTTCAAGACCTTCATTGATCGTAGATATTACACTACTACTTGATTTAAACAACGATGATAGTTGGTCTGATACAGTATTGGTCACATCCAATATGTCTTCAGATTCTGTATATGAGTTTGATACAAGATATTGTCCAATTTCATAAAACTTTCGCCTGATAGCAAGATCATGAAGTCTTGCAGCATATTGCCCTAAATCAAATGTCATATTAGATGCTAAGGTCATAAATGCAACTAATTCAAACTCTACACCATTAGCAACAAGTTTATTCTTAACCGTAATCATATCTGGTCTGTCGCCAGTAGATGCTACTTGAATAATAGCCTTGTATATGTCTTGATGAAATGAATTATAAAAGCACTCATTACTTAGTAATTCTCTAACTTCCTCCAATGCGTCTCTTCTTGATATTATTGTACCAAGAACTAGCTTCTCGGCATCTTCATCACGTAATTGTATGTTAACTTCCATATTCTTTCTTTGCCCACTTTAGAAATGTTAGATATACACTGGTATACTTTTTAGGAGCATCCTTGTAATTATCCATACTTTGAAGTATATCTACTATCTGATCATATGAATACTTCTTTTTTAATTTGAGAAATTCCTCTTCGGTTATTTGTCTTTGAAGTTTAAGAACATTAGGTGTATGTTCTTTGAGCCATTCATTGAATCGTTCATAATCGGATTTAGGAAAACTTTCTTTCTTATCTACGTTAGTAGATTCTTTATTATCATTATCATTATCATTATCATTTATAGTTACGTTTGTTACCTTTTGATAGCACTTGTTATCTTTGTTATCACTTGTTACGTTTGTTACCTTTTGATAGCACTTGTTATCTTTGTTATCACTTGTTACGTTTGTTACCTTTTGATAGCGATTAGCCATGCCTTTTTTCCCAGCTTCGCTTCTTTTTGCAACAATATCATCGTATCTATCATTGTTGTAGTCTATTTGTTTCTTTATAAAAGAAAATGCCATTTTAGCCAACGGTTTCAGCTCCGATAGTGTCCCCGATGCAACATACTCTATAATTGCATCGTACACTTCAAGTCTGACCTCCGGTGGATAATCCATCAACACTTCCTGCCATTCTATATTAAAAACAAAAGATTTCCTTTTTATTTCTTGTCCCATTCTCGTTCTGATTTATGTAACTCAACATGGCAACTCTCACATAAGGTAGTTCCATTATCAATATCAAACCTCAAATCAGGATATAATGCAAATGATTAATATGATGTGCATTCAATTGTCCACCATGCTTCCCACAATTCTGACAAATGAATTTATCTCTATTAAAAACATCATTACGCCATTTTTTCATTTCTGAAGAATTTCTAATAATGTTGTTTTCATCAGAATTTACTCCCTTAAATCCGCCAGGTTTTCCTTGTTGGTCTATATAATGTTTTACCATCAACATAATAGATTTGGCAACCGGCTTTAGATTTTCAGTTTCCTTACCATATAGGCTATACTCCATTATAGCCGTGTAAATCTCACCCTGAATATCTCTCGGCAAATCTTTGATTGCCTCGTAAAAACTTCTGTAGAAAATAAAACTATCTCTCATGCTGCCTTTCCTCCCTTTTTGATATGTAATTTTATTAGGTAGTAAAGGTTAATTTCTCCACTTCTGGGGCATTTCGGAATGTGCTCTATCTCCTTAATTACTTCTTTAATTGATTTCATATTGTCATGATTAAATGTTAGACAATAGCGATACAGGCGGAAGTCTCTCATTCCGCCATTTAGTTAGAATTTAAATATTCGACAACAAGAACTTTAGACAATCCTTGTGCGGATCATCCGAATGATGACTAAAATGGTAATCCTGGAATTGCTGAAATAATCCTTGCGATAGTATGAAGGCATAAGCTTCATTCTTGCAATTCTTTTCGATTAGGAACTTTTCATAAGATACAGTTTTCGCACTGCTGGGCGCAAAGTTGGGGTTACTATTATTCGCCTTAACTCTGTAACTTCCGGTCTTTGGCATTTTGGATAAGTTTTTGAGTTGTTAAAAATAAGAAAGGCTATCGCCTCCCGTCTCGCCAAAGACCGTACACATAGTTTATGAGCTATGAGTATCCGTGGGATTTGATAGCCTTATATCCTTGCGGTATATACGCTTACAAATGAGCATAAAATATACTCATTAACTCAAAACTATAAATACAAGTCTTTGGCGAAGACACCACAAAGATACACTCAAATTTCAAAATACCAAATGAAAATCTTATTTTTTTAATCCAAAGTCCTAATCGTTATCTCCACACGTGGATTTTCCTTGTCTACAAACTTGCGTGCATGAATAAGACAACAATTATTGTCGTTCTTAATGCATTTGATTCGCTGAAGCACATCTAATTGTAGCTTTAATACATTATCAAGGTCGCTCCGTTTACTTGGGTAGTACACATCAATATAGAACTCAAATGGCTCGTTGATATTCAAATCCCTCAACTTTCCTGCCTGCCAAATAAAGGATTCCTCATACTTTTTCAAGGAATGAGTTTTGGCTAGGCATCCGTGCCCGTTGATTGATACTATCTTATAGCAATTAGCCTTAGAAGGAGCGTTCCCTTTGATTATTGTCTTATATTCCATACTATCGTCTGGCATTCTTGTTTGGTGATTGTTATTTTCATGTGGAGACGGGGCGATTCGAACACCCAATCAAGGACTAAATCCTTTTGCGCTACTTCCAAGGTTAATTACTCCTTATATCTCACGTACCGTACTTTCTAACATGTGCACCTCTCGAAAGTCAAAAGCACTCCACTGCGCATCTCCATGTTCGCCCGCCAATCTTCACAGACAAGCAGGCTGGGGTAAAAAGGTTAACAAAGCTATCTCAATAGCTCACTCTTGCGGATTATAGCCCTACCAGTGACGATAGTACTCTCCGTATTGTGAGATAATGTACTTTGCTTAATTCCTATCTGATCCTCGGACAAATGGCGAAATATACCCGTTACCGAACTGAAATAATAGTTCCGCTTCTCGAAGATCAGGTAGATATGGATTACTTTAGTTCTACGCATTTCGCATAACTTTTATTTCAAAACTTCCAAATAACAGTTATTTGGAATAGCACTTCCTAATATCCCGTTTTATTTAATCTCATAGCCTCCTTCTCGTAGCTCAACAAAGTGCGTAAGGCATCTAATTGATGTGTGCAAGCGGCATTAAGCCGGTCAAGCCGATCAACTAAATATGCTTCGTCTTCTGCTATGCTGTCAAGCAATGCATTTTGCACCTTAGCTGATAAGCATTGCTCTTTTGCTATTGAGATGATAGTATTACTAATCTCTGTAGATTTCTTCTTTCGAAGCAGCTTCTTTGCATCCGCAAGCATTTCACCGGATCGGTTCAGATACACCATTATGACTGATATTCTTTCTTGAATCTCTATCGGATTATTCGAACAGGTAATGTTCAGATAATCGTTTATTTCGCTAATTTCTTTATCCATAAGCTACGCTATCATTTTTTTAATCATTTCATTAGCCATCAGAATTCGCTTCTCTATGAGCTTGAAATTCATATAATCCGGAAAGATTCTCACGATGTGAATAGGGATGCTTTGGAAGGGACAATAAACCACAAAGTCGCACCATTCAGCTCCGGTCACCATCATGTGAGACTGGCACTGGTAGAAATATTCAGGTTTAGCAAGAAGTAGTCCGACATTGTCTTTCACTTCTTCTTTATATTTCATGAAAGTGTTTTGGCTGGGGCATTTGATCTCCAACGTTCCTTTCTCTCCGTCATCGCTACAACAAAAACCATCAGGGGAAGAACCAAAGAAAGGAATATTAGGATGAATGCAGAAGCCAGTTTCAATCATATTATTACCTTTCATTCTGTTATACAATTTACGAGCGGCAGCTTCTTGTGTATTCCCCCATTCGATGGCCTTTGATGAAACTCCGACCTGAAATAGGTATTTTTCAAACAGATTATCATCATTGACAAAATATGGATTCATGCTTCTTTCAGCTGCCATCTGATAGATATAAGATTTTGCGGTATCTCCGAAAAGTTCCTCTTTCTTTCTTCCAGATTTCATCAAATCACCGACACGTGATCCAGTAACATGGCCTAATCGTTTGCGATACCATTCTAAAGAATGTTGAGCTTCCATTATGGTGGTACTTTAAATTATTCTTTTTTAGTTTCCTCTACTCCGGCTGCTTTTGCCGCAATATCGGCTATCTTATTATTTATGACTTCTTTGCTCTCACGTATTGGCTTCATTAATTCATCTACTGTAGTATCTCCGTCTTTTAATGCCTGGATCGTTCCCATTAGCATAGATATTTCATCGGCGCCGATTTGGTTTACTGTTTGCTTCCCGCACATCTTTACAACTTCTTCCTCAGTTATACCATAGCTATTTTTGAAATTGTTAATAATTCCTGTCCTTACTTTCAAAAGTTTATCTGAGTCAGACAAATCACCTGTTATAAATCTTTGTGCTGCGTAGTATACTCTGTCTGTTATAGCTTTAGGAATAACAGCAAATACGGCATTACGATAAGCGATTGAGTTTGCAGCGTTACCTGTAACTGTAATCATGTCTTCAGAAAATCGCTGTCCATTTTTACCGATGATACTACGTCTAACCTCAAAAGCAGAAGCGACATTCGTTTCCAAATCCCAGCATGTCCCACGGCTGATAACTTGCTTGTCTGTTATTTGCACAACTTTCGCTTCTGTACGCATATTACCCCAATTAGAGACTATTATTTTAGCCAAATGAACAGATGGGCCGGTAATAGGTTTACCGCCACGAGGAAGGGCATAATTGCATGATTGAGCTGTTTCTTGATTCATAGTAGCCATTACAACCGAGTTGTCTATACTACGTCTTATATCTCGTGGATAACGTTTAGCTGTTGCTACTTGTGAATCTACGTTAGCTCTTTCTACGGCATCAACTTGTACAATTTGTGCATTTTGCGCTTCAACGGGAAGCACTTCATAATTTTCCAAATTCATATCATATATCATTTAAAGTGGTTAATCAAAAATCCCCAGACAGCAAAGCCATACGGGGATAATTCAAAACTTAAATAGCGGACTGGATACCGCACGGAGTCCTTACTCCGGGATTATAGTTAAACAATAGATTATTTTCGTTTTTGAAGGCATTTCAATATATTACCATTTTCTATAGCCTTCATTATTTCACATCGCTTATAATAAATGTATCCTTTGGGCTTGGTAATAATATTACCTTCTTCATCTGTTACAACTTCGATTCCAAACTGATAAGGAGATATAAATCCTCTCTCTTCCAAATTTTCAAGAACCATTCGACCACCTGCGTATTTTTCAGCTTTTGACTTTGGTACTACTATAGATGGATTGTTTAGAAAATCATCCCTCCATTTTTCAAAAGCTTCAATTCCCACTTTTAGGCCTTGATCTATAGCGTATTGTACAACAGCATCCATAATTTAATAGTTTCTGACAACCTGAATATATCCGGCTTCTTTATTGTTCACCACTTTATATAAAAGTTGTCTCTTTTCAATAATTCTCTCTTCTCTAGCTTTTCTATTCAGTTCGATAGTGATTCTACGTATTTTTAATAACATTTCATCGCTATGACCAAATTTAATAGCGTCTTCTTTCTTTAGAAGTTTTTCTTCTATACGTATCCTTTCCTTGCTTTTATCAAATCCTTTTTTTCCTTTTATTCCTTTCATAATACAAATATTTAAATATTAATTTGTGGACAATAAAGGAATCGAACCTCTTTTTCACCCGTGAGAGTACGTTCTAACCATTAAACTAATTGCCCGTTTGCCTGTATCACTTTAGATACAGGGCTTTACATTGAAATACAACAGATATCAATATTCTCACGAACGACGATATCTCCTTAAAGTATATTTTTATTATTTTCATTTTTCCATTTAAAAAGGGATGCACTATCTTCACAGACAATGCACCTCGAGCACACAAACACAAAATAAAAACACGACAAAGCAAAAAGTTTTAAGTAGCTAATTACTCTTCTCTCTCTAGTCTCTTTTTGTTTTTCTCTATGCACACTTGACACAATGCAAATGCGACAAAAGAAAGCCAAAAAACAACATTAAATTCATTTGCGAACAATATCGTCATGGCAAGAGATATTATCCAAATAATAAATAATGGTATACGTTTCATATTATATATGTATTAGTTAGTGCCCGCACCTTGATCCGATCAAGACTCACGCAAACAGTGCAACTGTTCGTGCGGGCTATATATTAACTTACTCACGTTGCTTCCTTCCGCTCATATCATCGCTGGTTGGCTATTACGCTATACTTCGCATCGGCTATACTGCTTATCTGCGCAGGCTACTTTAACGTGCCCTGAACACGACTTCATTTTTGAGGGTTAAGCCTCCCATCCCGAATTAGGATTCATCGGTTTACCGTTGTGCCCTGAAAGCGTTTCGCTCGCTTCTTTCGTAGATTCTAACCTAACAGAGCCACTTGTTTACTTATCAAACTTAAAACGTAAATTATCACATCCTTTTGGGACTTATTGATGGCAGTCAATTGTTGAGCTGTCACTTCATCTACTACTGCCAATTTTCTTATATACTTTCGAGTGAAAGCTAACCCCTCTTTTATCTCTTCTGTACTCATAATCATCTCCAAGAACTATCATAATTGACATATTTATCAGCAAAGAATGCTTTCAACACATTTCCCTGTTTTGGTTCAATCGTTCTCGGATTCAATGATGCTACATATTCATCCATTTTGAGGCGAGCGTCCACCCAAGAAGTACGCAAGGCAGATTTCAGAGAATAACCATATTGGCGTACATACAACCAAGCTCTCTGCATGATGGCTTTCATGTTATATTTACCATTTCTTACTAAAGCGTAATCTCTATTTTTCATTGTCTTACCTATTTTTGATTATTACTATTGTTTCTGCCAAATTTTATGCTTTTATTTGTATAAAATATATTTGTATTGCAAATATAGTAGATAAAATATCAACCACAAAACAAAGGTTGATATTTTATCTACTCGAAACATTATTTAACTATTAAGCTTATTATATAGGAGAAATGGGAGCATCTGAATTTTTAAAAATTAATGAATGGTGGAAAGCTGTGCTAATATGCGGGATTGCATCAATTGCGATTAGTTTATTATTTGAGATAGATATAGTGAACAGAAAACATCTAATGGGAACTGGAATCGGAATGTTTATTATAGGCATAGCAAATTGGATGGCCTTAAAGACAATAGTTCAGCAACAAGGACTACAGGGATTCTTTCATGGAGAAATCCCTGTACATAACACTTTTACGAAAATAATGCAAGCGATAGGTTTTGTTATAACAATAGGATTTGGGCTACTGATTATTTGGGAATTAATTTGAGAGTTTTATTATTACATCAGCTATGATAACAGAAAAAGCCAATATAGCGGAAGTAAATCCTACAATGCAACATGCCCAACCTAATTTATCGTTTTTATGAGGAAAAAATTTATTCATATATAATTTAATGTATTGATAATAAAAATATCCGCAATAGGTTGCAGCTACTACGGATACCATATATTAAACCTCTTGTGAGGAAAGTTTAACCACTTTGTCTCTGTAACATCTGCAACTTGTTACGATGCAAATATAGTAGATATATTATCAACCAACAAATAAAAAATCATCATCATGGAAGAAAAAGACAAATTACGTTCTCAACGCTTTGTGGAAGTTATTGAAGAGTTGCAAATCAGCAATCAAGAGCTTAAAGATAAGTTTAAAATAGATAAAACATTAAAATCGAAAATCGTAAATGGAATACAAAATGCATCCATTGATAAAATTGCTGCTATATGTGAGGAGTATGAAAATGCAAATGTTGATTATATTATAACAGGACGAGGAGAACCTCTAAAAAAGCCCAATGAGGAAATCCCTAATATTCCAATAACTTCTGGTATATCAATCACATCAGAAGAAGAATATCGAGATGCAAAGAAAAGAGGATTCCATTTGCTACCACAAGTTAGCTTCAGATTTGCAGCTGGGCAAACACAGTTAATCAATGCTACAGAAGATATTACAAGATACTGGTATCTGCCGGACTGTAAAGATTGTGAAGGCATCGCTCAAGTGGTAGGACGTTCTATGTCCCCTACTCTTCCTTCCGGATGTTGGGTCGCTTTAAAGAGATATACACTCCCAAGAGAAAACCCAAACATGATTCCGTTTGGAAATATATTTGGAATAGTAATAGAGGACAAAGACACGGGAGAATACCATGGGCATATTAAAGTATTGCGCAGGTACAAAGAGCAATCATTGTCTTGCAGATACTGGATCGCTCATTCTATCAATAGTGAGGAATTTGATGATTTTGATATAGAGATAGAGCAAGTTAGAAGTTTATGGATAGTTAAGCAGCATATCGTTAGCGACGCCTTGCTATAGCTCAATCACCCCTTTTTATTAAATGTTGAAATTATCCAATGAAGTACTATATATCAGTATTAATATTATGAACTATTGAAATTCTTAGATATACCAATAGTTCATAATATTATCACTTATTTCGACTCCTCACCTATTTTGAAAACATACTCTACCACCTTATTTATAACTTTATCTATTCTCAAAAAGTCTTGTTTTATATAAGTATCCGTTACCGTCTTCCCTGAAGAATGGTTCAGACACAAAGAGATATCATCCTTGCTTATATCACACTCATTGCGGGCAATAGTAGCAAAAGAGTGCCGGGCTGAATAGAATTGAATGTAATCTATCCCCAGTTCCTCACACAAAGATCTCATACCTCGATGTATTCCTTTGGTTAAGTTTCTCACATTGCTATATCTTTTGTAAAAATCAAACAAATTCTTCCCGGATAGATCGCGATACTTATTAATAATCGGAAGTGCTAACGGATGAACATACACGGAAATGAAAGCATTATCCTTTCTTCTATCTTTTGTCTTTTGACGCTCATACTCTATCCTCCCGTTAACCATTCGACAATTAAGCATATCAACCGCATTCATTCCTGCCAAAAGGAAAGACAAGATATAAATATCACGAGTAAACATAGTAGTCCTTTTTCGCTTATTTATTGGAGAGTAATTATAGATTTTCCTGATTATATCAACATCTACCGCTCTTTTCTTTGCTTCTAAGACTGCCGGTATAGTATATACTTTGAACGGATCATTGGTAATAATGATATCTCCTTTTTCATAGTCATTAAAATGAAGTAAAGCAGCATTAAACACAGATTGAATGATTCCCATATAGGAATGTATCCCAGTATCATTTAAAGCGGATTTCTTTATTGTTTTATATGCTTGTTTAGCCGTTTTATTTTGCCTAACGGTTATATATCTTTCTTGTCTCAACCACGCCTCATATTCACGCAAAAAGCGTGATGTTAAATCTTTTATCAGAAGTTTCTCATTACCATTTTTATGATTAAGAAAATGGCAAAGGGAATTAATACCAGTCGTCTTGACTGTTTTTGTTCCTTCATTTGGTGTTTTCCCAATAAACATTCTAGCAAATTCAATAAAATCTATTTCCTTCCTCTGCTTCCTCCTTTCGATCATTGCAACTATATCCTTGGAAGTTTCGCACTCATTAACTACATCTTGGTGTTCATTTATTATTTGGCGATATTCTCTAACCAATCCGTCTAACTCTTCCTTTATTTTTTCAGAGGTTATCGTACCTGATGCGGAATTTCTCTTAAATCTAACTAATTCTGTGTATATAGAAGTAGAGATATAAGAAGAGGTACGATTATGGGAAATCCTAATCTTCGGATTATACGTATTGTCAGATTTTTTATGATGCTTAAAAACTACCCAGGAAACTGTTGCCATAGCTATCTTTATTTTCGTAAATCATTTGTAAAACAAAGATAGTATTTTGGGAGAGAAATACGCCACCAAATGGTATATTTTAACTATTAAGGAGTATAATAAAATCGCCTCACAGCCCTACAGAAGCCCACAAGTCCCTTTTATCAACTTTTACTTCCCAAATATAAGAA